TCACTCAACAGCCCGGAGTCCACTACCCGCCTCCCCCGACAACGCAGCCCGCACGTTCTCCCGCGCACCCTCGCTCTCGTGCGTGTAAATCCACGTGACCTTCCCCCCGCGCTTCTGCCCGAGGAACGCCTGCGTGTCCCGCTCCGACACACCCTTCAGATGCAGACGGCTCGTCACGTCATGCCGGTACTCATACGGCCGCGGCCACCACTCCGGACGCCCCGTATCCGGGTTCTCCACCATCCGCGCCACACCGGCCTGAACGCAGGCCCGCCGCCACGGCCGGCGGATGTTGTTGACGTTCAGCGCGGCACCCCGCGGCCCCCGGAAGATGAGCTCCTCCGTGTGCAGATCGAAGCCGTCCCCGACCTTCGAACGGGTCGCCTTCGGCTGCCACTTCGCGAGCATCCACTGCACCGCCTCCCACGCCGTCGGCGTGAGCGGAACCGCACGGAACCCCGCCTCCGTCTTGGGCGTCGCCTGCCGTCGCAGACGCCCGTTGTCGCTGACGAGGATTTCCTTGACGTAGAGGAGACGCTCGTCCTCGTTGAGGCAGTTGAGGCGCGCGCCCGCGACTTCACCCGGTCGCATTGCTGTCTCATAGGCAAAATCGCGGAAGATCCGCTGGTAGTACTCGGGCAGCGCCGCATGGATGAGGTCGTACTGCGCGCCGGTCGGGGGCTTCAGATCGTCTGGGTGTTTCACCGGCTTCGTCGCCGTCATCGACAGATGCGTCGCCGGGTTCGTGGCGATCCGCTCCCCGTCCTTGATGGCCGCGTCGAGGACCGCGAAGAGCAGCTCCTTCGTCTTCTTCTGCGTCTCCCACCCCTTCACGCTGCCGGTGAGCCACTTCTGAAGCGCCATGTACTCCAGCTTGTTCAGCGGGTAGTCGCCCCACGCCGGCTGGATGTGCTTGCGCCAGATGCCCAGCTTCCGGTTCCGGGTGGTCGTGGTGACCTTCTTCTGCTCGACCTCCCAGAACTCCGCCCACCACGCGGCGAGCGTGATCTTCCCTCGCTCCGGGTTCCGGTACGTCCGCTCGCGGACCTCGGTGCGGGTCCGGTCGAGGAACGCCTCGGCCGCCTTCTTCCCGCCGTCCGCGATGGAGTAGTTCTTCGCCTTCTGCTTCCCGGCCGGGTCCCGGTAGCGGGCCTGCCAGGAGCCGACGCAGTCCCGGCGGGGCCGGCGGGCACCGTACTCGTCGGGGGGGTATTCGGCCATGCAGAGGTCGCAGCCGCATGCCTTGCTGCGGACCTGCCGCGGGTTGTTCTGTGCCCTACGCGGCATGGCGCTTCACCTCCGCCCGTGGGGCGTGGTGGCTACGCTCCATGGTTGATCACCTGCTCGCTCCTTCGCTGCTCGGGTACGCGAGGGAGCAAGTCGACAGGCTCCCCGCACCAGCAGACTGCACCCAACTCGGGCTGGGGCACGGCGAGTTCAGCCAAGATGGCGCGCACGGCGGTGACACTGCGCTCATGATCGAGGATGCGGGGGAGGGTGATCGTCCGGGTGTCAGCGTCGAAGACGCGGGACTCGAACCGAGACGTAAATCTGATGTGGACGCACATGCACACCCCTGAACTCGCAGGCAGATAGAACCTGTTGCCGAAGGGGGAGGGCATCGGCCGTGCGAACGACCGTACCCCCAGTTGGGGGAATAATCGACCACTGGTGAGCGTGTTGTTGCGCAAGCATCACCGTGAGTAAGCATGCATTTATGCAGAGACTCACGAACCACGCGGATGGTTGTACGGCAGTCGCTACGACTTTGCCGAGCGGCCCTCGTTGGCCGCGTTCCACTCGGCCAGCGCACGCAACTGAGCCTCCTGCGCATGCTGCTGCTCGGCCGTGAGGCCACGGATGAGACCGAGGATCCGCTCCTCGGCGGCGGGGCCGAGGTCACCCGGTGTTGCGCGGTCGGTCGCCGCGAAGAGCTCCGCCTCGGTGAACTTCGGGAAGGCCTCCGCGAGGGCGCGCAGGGCGGCCGGCCTCGGCTTGCGTTTGCGGTTCACCCAGGTGTTAACGGTGGAGACGTGGACGCCGATTGCGTCACCGATCTCTTGCTCGGTGACGTCGTACTCCTCCTTGAGCCGCTTGAGGAGCTGCGGGAAGTCCTCTGCGGGGCGGGTCTCGGCGTTGTCCACAGGGCAAGATTCGCGCACCGCTTCTACTTTTTGCAAGCGAAAGTAGAAGCGTGGCGCAAAGCTATGCAGCGCGCGACCTCCCCGTCACGCGCCGTATAGCGGAGTCATATGACGCCAGACTAGAACACGCTTTCGGATGGCGCAGCCCCAAGTCTCCACTCGGCGAAACTCGGTGAGACTCGTTGACATCATTCGACTTCGACTGTAGAAATGTCACATCACCCCGGAAGCGGGGCGACCACCAACACCACCTGGCACGGGGTACACATGCCGAAACTCAGCCGCAAGGGCGCAGGCAAGCCACTCAGAGAAGCCATGGCCAGGGCCGGACTCACCGGCCCAGAACTCGCCGAGGCAACGAAAGAAGTGGACCCGGCCGGCAAGGGCATCAGCCCCTCCGCCATCGGACGCCTCACCTCACGCGGCAAGAGCGCCCGCACCAACTGCGAGTGGACCACCGCCTGGTTCGTCGCCGAGGCACTGCACCGGAAGACGAACGCCCCCCTCCAGGACCTCTTTGCCATGCCATCACATTCGACTTCGACAATCGAAAGGTCAAGGTCTGATGCCGAAGAAGGCTGAACGTCGCGTCCCCCTCCCGGCCGGCCTCATCCCCCTCCTCGACCAGCAGCAGCTGGAGACGTACTACGACGTCTCCGACTGGCAGGTCCTCCAGTGGATCAAGCAGGGGATGCCCGTCGAGCCGTTCGCCGGCCGCGGTCGCCGGTTCGACCTCTCCAAGTGCGCCGCGTGGCACGCCGCGAACGCGGGGCCTGACGCGGATCGCAATGTCGCGCAGCTCGCTTCCGCGGGCTGACTGCTCCCCCGAAGAAAGCGGGGCCGCCCGGACGGCCAGGTCCAGGAAGCCCCTCGGTAACCCCACCAACCAGAAAGCAGAGGTCGCCGTGACCACAGTTTCGCAGACCCCGGGCTCGGGTCAGATCAGAGTCCTCCCCCTGTACGAAGCGCCGCAGTCGACGGTGTACGTCGACAAGGACGGCGACACGTGGGTGCCGAACGGGCACACGCCGTCCGGGGAGCTTCTCCTGGCGTGCCCCCAGCCGTTGAACCCCGAGGACGCCGGCGTGGGCGAGTCGTTCGCTTGGACGCTGGGTTTGGTTCAGGCGCAGTTCGGTCCGCTGATGGGGCAGTCGGCGGTGTCGGCGTGAGCGCCCCGGTGTCGCATCACCCGCTGGTGGTGAACACGGCGGACGGAGCCTGTTGGACGCGGCGTGCCGTGACTCCTGTGGGATCCGGCTTGTATGCGCTGGCGGGTTCGGTGGCGGGTGTCCCGGACGAGGTGCTGGTGTCGCTGGCCGAGTTGGCGGAGTTGGGGATCACGGGGTCGGCGTTCGCGCTTCCGATGCCGATCGGGCCGGTACTGCGGTCGGAGTTGGATCAGGCTCGCGACGACGTCGTGGGGGCGTGCCTGGCTCGGTGGGAAGAGGAGCAGGAGAACGCGCGGTTGCGGCTGGCGCTGGCCTCGGCGAAGCGCGGGCGGTCCCGGCTGCGGGTGCAGGTCTCCGAGTTGTTGGCGGAGCGGCACTCGACGAACGAGGCGCTCGACGACGCGGTGCAGGCCCTGCGCGCCGGCCGGGACGAGCCTGCCAAGGGGCCGTCGGCGGACGAGTCGGCGGACCGGCTGACCGCGTTCTTCGCTCCGACGCAGGTCCTTCGTGAGGAGCCTGTGGCCGAGGCCGTGACGCCGCGGGTGCAGGCGATGCGGGCTCTGTTGGACGGGCAGCGTGCGGCGGTTGAGGACCCGCATGACGGGCCGCTTTACCACTCGTATCGCGTGCCCCGGGACCTGCCTGAGACGGGCGGTCGCTGATGCACACGCACACCCCGGCTGAGTGGGCCGCGTTCCTCTCCCTCGGCCTCTCGTTGGCCTCGGCCACGGCGGTCCCCTTCGTGCTGCTCATCGACGCGGATCACTTCGCGTGGCCCCGCCCGCTCACGGCAGCCGTCGAGCGCGTGCAGGTGGCCGCGTGGTCGGGCTCCCTGGACCCGCTGCTGCGGGAGTGGGGCAACGCCCGCCACGTCGTCCGCCAGACCGGCCGCGCGTCCCGTGAGGCCTGCCGGGATGCGGCCGCGCTGATCGTCCTGCTCACCACCAGCCCGAAGGGGGCGATGACCGCATGACCAGCTTCTTCGAGCCCGGCCACACCTACGCGGCCCGCGCCGGTTCGCCCGGCGGCCCCGAGCGGTTCCGCTTCCTCTGCGAGTCCGTCACCACCGACCCGGAGACCGAGAAGCCCCGTGCGCTCGGCCAGCACGGCAGGCGCGGCACCACCGACGGCGAGTGGATCTGGACGCCGAACCCCCGGACTCACGACGACTGGCGCAGTGGCGCCTGGACCGACATCACCGACGAACTGAAGACGGAGGCAGCCCGATGAACCACTCCTCTAAGCCGCAGCAGTCGTTCAGCCTCGGCGCCACCCACCTCCACGGGGTGCTCCGCGTCGACCAGATCCGCACCGACACGCTGATGCAGCTGGTGCAGAGCTGGGCTGAGCCGAAGTCCCGCGACGAGGTGATCGAAGCCCTCGACGAACTGGCCGAGGTCGTCACGGGGGTGGCCCGTGAGGGCGAACTCGACGCGGCGATCGAGCAGGTCGAAGACGTCGCGGGGATGGACACGGCGCAGGTCGAGGTCCGCATGTCGGATGTCCGCCGGCTGTTGGCCGAGGTCGGTGAGGTGGCCCGGGTCCTGTTCCGGTTCGGGTCGAAGGGCGCGTCGGAGATCAAGCACCCGTCGATGCGGGCCACCCGCAAGCACCTCGTCGAGAACCCGCTCCCGGAGCAGTCGGATCGGCGGTCGGCATGAGTGCCCGCCGTCAGATCATCGCCGCACTGTCCGAGGACAGCCTCGGTGGGATCGCCACCATGGAGGACGTCGCCCACGCCGAGCAGCTGGTCGACGCACACCGCACCGAGGTGATCGCCAAGGCCATCGGCCGCCTCCGCGCCATCCCTGTCGACTGCACCGCCCTCACCGGGCCCGTCTGGTACGGGGACGGCTGGAACTCCGCGATCACCTGCCTGGAAGAGATCGCCGAGTACAGCGTCCCGGATTACGAGGCGTACCCCGGTGAGTTGCAGCGGCTTCGTGCTCTGGCCCTTGGGCTGCGGGTTGCGGGGCTCCGCAAGGAGGACCTCGGCGAGGTGCAGCGGCTCCTCGTCATCCACGCGGATCACGAGATGAACGCGCGGGAGAAGGCCACCGCTTCGGCGGCGACGGCCACTCCCACCGTCTTTGACCCGCTCCCGTCGTACCTCCACTCCATCGGCCACGCGGGCTCGGAGTCCGAACGGGGCCTGTACGCGGCCTACCGGAAAGCCATCGCGGAAGTCGCCCGACTCCAGGCCGAGACGGGCGACGGCGAGGCCACTCCCGACCTGGCCGTCTACCGCGCCTCCCACGACTCGATCACCTTCGGCCTCTACACCACGGCCGCCGAAGCCCGGAAGCACTGCGAAACGCTCATGCGCCGCGAGTCACCGGACATCAACCTCGACTGGATCGAGGACGAGGAAGACGGCGTCGCCGAGATGACCGCGTTCCTCGGCGGCGAGGAGTGCTCGACGGGATACGTCGTCACCGCGCTGGAAGTCGCCTCCACGTACGACGAGGAGGGCGACGAATGAGCGTCCGCCTCTTCGCGCACTGGACGGCCGTCACCCTCACCGCCGCCTGCACGTCCACCGTCGCCGCGATCCCCTTCACCGGGCCCGCCGCATCCGCCGTCGGCACCCTCGCCGCCGCCGCGGTCTGCCTCATCGGCATCGCACTCGCACCCACCACCACCCGGAAGGACAGCGCCTGATGTTCGTTACCCGCCGGCGCCACGACGCGGAACTCACCGCGGCCCGCGCCGAAACCCACCGGCAGCGCGAACGCGCCGAGAAGGCCGAAGCGACCGCCCGCACCGAGGTCAACGTGCGGCGCCACATCGGCGAGCAGAACACAGCCCTCCACGCGGCGAACGCCCGCCTCACCGGGCGGAACAACGCGCTCTCCGAGCAGCTCGCCGCGGCGCAGGTCGCTTCCGGATTCGACGTGACGGCGGCCAAGCAGACCGCGGGCCGCATCGCCCGGCTCCAGAAGGCCGTCGCCAGGGCACGGGGCGAGGCTGTGGCGGCCCGGAAGAAGGAGCGCTCGGCCGTCGCCTCGGAGCTGCACCGAAGCGAGAAGGCGCGCGGCGCGCTGGAGGCACAGCTCCTCACCGTTCAGCGGTCGAACGAAGCCCAGGCCGCACAGCTCCTCGACCTCGCCGAGCAGGCACGGGAGACCGTGTGATCGCCACCGGGAACGACGAGTTCAGCCAGGTCCTCGCCGAACGCATCGGGCAGTTCATCATCGACGCGGACGCGAACAGCGCACGGACCGTGCAGAAGGCCATCGGACCTTCCGAGGTCGGAGAGCCGTGCGAACGCCAACTCGCGTACAAGATCCTCGACTGGCCCGAAAGCAACGACGCCCGCGACCCGATCGCCGCGATCATCGGGACCGGATTCCACCTGTGGATCGGGGAGAAGTTCGAGGCCCGCAACACCGCGCTCGGAGGCCAGCCCTCCCGCTACAAGGTCGAAACCCGCGTCACCGTACGGGACAGCCCCATCGCCACCGCGAAGCTCGAAGGCAGCGCCGACCTGTACGACCGGCTGATCCGCGCCAACCTCGACTGGAAGCTCGTCGGACAGTCCAGCCACGACAAGTACCGCAGGCAGGGCCCCAGAGAGAAGTACCGGATTCAGGCCCACCTCTACGGGCTCGGCCAGGAGAACGCAGGCGAGCAGGTCGACCGCGTCGTCATCGTCTTCATCGCCCGGTACCACGAGCTCAAAGTCCACGTGTGGTCCGAACCGTACGACCGGAGCATCGCCGAGACCGCGCTCGCCCGGCTGGACCGCATCCGCGACCAGGTCCTCGCGCTCGACCCCGAGGCCAACCCGGAGCGCTGGCTCCAGTTCCCCACCCCTGAGAAGCCGAACTGCCGCTTCTGCGCCTATCTCAAGCCCGGAAGCCACGACCTCTCCCAAGGCTGCCCCGGAGTGCAGAGCAGCAACGCCGGGGCTCAACTTCAGGCGCTCATCGCCTGACCACAGACCCGCCGGCCAGACGGCCGGTGTGCACCACAAAGCCAAGAGCAACCAGCTCGAAGCACTCATCACACAAGGAGCACAACCGCAATGACGACCCCGCAGCAGTACCAGGCCCCGTCCGCTGACGACTTCCTCATGGGCGGAGGCGTCCCCTCCGCGAAGTTCCCTGCCGTTGGGCACACCGTGTCCGGGCGGATCACCGAGAAGCCGACCGTCGAGCAGCAGCGCAACTACGAGGACGACAAGCTCAAGTTCTGGGACGACGGAAAGCCCATGATGCAGCTCGTCGTCACCCTCGCCACCAGCGAGCGCGACCCGGAGAACCCGGAAGACGACGGAACCCGGCGCCTGTACGTCAAGGGCTACATGAAGAACGCGGTCGCCTCCGCGGTCCGCTCCGCCGGAGCCCGCGGCCTGGAAGTCGGCGGCATCCTCACCGTCACCTACTCCGGGGACGGAGAGAAGAAGAACGCAAAGTTCAACGCGCCGAAGCTGTTCACCGCGCAGTACGTCGCGGCCGCGGCCGCAGAGCTCCACACCCCCGACCCGGGCACCGCGCAGCAGGCCATGCCGCAGCAGCAGTACGCGGCGCCTCCGGTCCAGCAGTACGCGCCGGCCCCGGTGGCGCAGGTCCCCGGGCTCACCCCGGAGCAGCTCCAGGCCGCGATGGCTAACCCGGCCACCGCGGCGCTCCTCGCACAGCAGCAGGCAGCCACCGCGGCCGGACACGTCCAGCAGCCGACCGCCCCGGGCGACGTCCCCGCGTTCTAGCCCCACCCCACCGGACACCACCCGTGGTCGCTTGCTTCCCCCCTGACAGCGACCGCGGGTGGGCCAACCGAAAGCCCGACCGGTATCCACGCCGGCGCCGCAGGTGCAACGCCTGCGGCGGGCGCTCCCCCGACTTCTGGCCAACAGCACGACACGCAAGGAGCGCTCGATGATCAAGGCTATTGAAACCCGGTACGCCGGGTGCCGCTTCCGGTCCCGGCTGGAAGCGCGATGGGCCGTGTTCTTCGACCGGCTCAATATCCAGTGGGAGTACGAGCCGCAGGGTTTTGAAAACCGCATCTGCTGCGACTGCGACGATCCCGAGGAAGACCTGTGGGACGGAAAGCGAAACTGCTCGGGCAAGCACGAGCGCTACCTCCCCGACTTCTGGCTTCCGCAGACGCAGACCTGGGTCGAGGTCAAGGGCAGCGAGGCGCCTCTCCTGGAGAAAGCCTCCCTGTACGCGTACGCCATCGACTTCGGAGGCTTCCTCCCGCACGTTGAGGACTCCGGATGCGGAAGCGATCGAGGGCTCCTGATTCTCGGCCCTATCCCGCGCGACTACGACGCTCGACTAGACCACCCAGTGCATTCGATCCTCCAACACCGCAAGGGTGTCCGCCGCAACTGGGCCTCCTTCACCGCTGGCAGCGGCGCCACAGTCCTGGTCGACGGCGACGAGTGCTCATCAGCCCCGGATCTGCCCGACCCCGGTGAGCACCCGTTCACGAGTACACCCTGCGTGAATGTCACCACCCCCGACTACCGCCTGCGTGACGCCTACACCGCGGCGCGCTCCGCCCGCTTCGAGCACGGGGAGAGTGGCGCGTGACCGAGCTGCACATTCCTCAGATCACCGAGGACGACGACAACCTCGCCGCCGGCCTCAAGTACGCGGCCGCGGGCTGGTACGTCCTCCCTGTGGACAGGGCCACCAAGCACGCGGGGTCCGTCCTCGGGAAGGGCTGGCCAGCAAAGTCGAGCCGCGACGCCGAGGACATCGTGTCCTGGTTCGCCGGGTCGAACGACAGCCTCGCCCTGCACGTCGGGCGGTCCGGCGCGGTCGCCTTCGACATCGACCACCCGGAACACACCCCTGCGGTTCTCTCCACTGCGATCATCCAGGCGCAGCCGCCGTACCAGTCCACCCGGTCCAACATCCCCGGGCGCGGCCACTACGTCTTCACCGTGCCTGAGGGGCGCAGGCTCGGCAACGGAACCGGGGGGCTCGGCAAGGGCTGGGGCGATGTCCGCGGCCTGAACGGGATCATCATCGTCGCCCCTAGCGTCCACGAGAAAGAAGACCAGGGCGCCCGCTACCTGTGGGAGACCAGCGGCCCGGTCCCTGTACTCCCCGACGCGGTCTCTGGGCTGCTCCGAGACACCGGAGACAGCTCCGACGCGGCCACCGACAACCAGGTCCGTACATTCCTCGCCGCGCACACCGCGTCCGCCCGTCCGGCACTGCTCTCCGGGATCCTCACCCAGTTTGCCGATGCCGTCGCCACCGGGACCTCCCGGCACGAAGCCCTCGTCCTCAGCCTGGCAGGCGCAGTCCGCGAGACTGCGGCCGGCATGTACCCGGCCGCGGACATGGCCCGGCGGATGCTCACCGCGTTCACCGAGGTGATGTCCGCCAGCCGGGACGGAGTCGAGCGGACCCGCAGCCCGCAGAGCGCGCGCTCCGAGTTCATGGGCGTACTCGCCTGGTCCATCGGCCAGTTGCAGCCCACTGATGTCGAGGCGACGCGGGCCAGCCTTGAGCTGCGCCTGCCCCGCGAAGACCACTCCCGCGAAAGCTACGAGGCGCTCATCGCGGACCCTGACCCGGCGCCGCAGGAGGAAGAAGCCGCCACCCCCGCGGGCACCGCGGCGCCGACCAGCCTTGAGCAGCCCAGCATCTGCATCGACCACGAGCCCGCGGCCATCCTCTCCCTCACCCAGACCGTCCGCGACGGGCACCTCCCCGAGACGTACGTCCGCGGCGGGCAACTCGTCCAGGTCGCCGACGTCAGCGGCAGCACGCTCGCCGCACAACCGTTGGCCGCAGACAAGGAAGTCCACCCGATCACCCCGGACAGCATGCGCCGACTGCTCGCCGAGCACGTCGAGGTGTACAAGACGCGCACCACCAAGGCCGGCGGCACCGTCGTCATCCCTAGCAGCCCCGCGATCGCAGTGTGCAAGGCGGTGCTCTCCGCGACGAGCTGGCCCGGACTGCCCGTGCTCGTCAACCTCATCGCGGCACCGGTGCTCCGCCCGGACGGGACCGTGCTCCAGGAACCCGGATACGACTCAGGCACCGGTCTGTTCTATGCGCCGCAGATCAGCGTCCCGCAGATCCCGAACGTCCCGGACATCATCGACGTGCAGCACGCACGCGAGTTCGTATTCGACTACGTCCTCGGCGACTTCCCCTGGGCCACCCCCGGGGACCGGGCGAACTTCATCGCACTCCTGCTCTCCCCGATCCTGCGCCCCTACATCGGAGGGCTCATCCCCCTCGGAGCGATCAGCGCAGCCGACCGCGGGTCCGGAAAGACTCTCCTCGCGGACATCATCGGCACGCTGTACGGGGCGACCGTCCGGCCGTGGGTCGGCGACGACGACGAGCTCCGCAAGGCAATCACCGCGACGCTCATGAACTCGTCGGCTGTCATCGTCTTCGACAACGTCAGCGAGTACGAGTCCGTAGACGCCCCGTCGCTGGCGAAACTCCTCACCAGCCCCGCATGGGATGACCGGCTGCTGGGACGCAGCGAGGAAGCCCGGCTCGTCAACGACCGGCTGTGGCTGGTCACCGGGAACAACATCCGCTTCGGCGGGGACATCGCACAGCGCACCGCGCTGGTCCACTTGAACCCGAACTGCCCGCGCCCCGACCTCCGTACCGGATTCCGTATCCCCGACCTCGACGAGTGGCTGGAGTCGGAAGACAACCGGGCCGCACTCCTGCGCGCACTCCTGATCCTCGCACGCGCCTGGATCGTGGCCGGCGCCCCGAAAGCAGACCACGCGATGAGGTCCTTCCGCCGGTGGGCGAGAGCGATGGGCGGATTCCTCGCCTTCCACGAGGTGGACGGGTTCCTGACCAACACCTCCGAGCTGGAGAACCAGGACGACGAGGCCAGCCAGTGGGCGGGATTCCTCGCGGCCTGGCAGCAGCGGTACCCGACAACAGCGATGACCGCGTCGGACCTGCTCGGCACCGCGCAGACGATGCCCGGGTTCGACCTCCCCGACCCGTGGGCCGGGACGTTCATCACGCGATCCGACGGACGGCTCCCGACCGCGAAGGGGCTCGGCATGATGCTCGCCAGCCGGCGCGACCGCTTCTTCGGAGAGTACGTGCTGCGGGCGCGGAAGGACGAGCACTCCAAGGTCTGGTTCTACCTCGTTGAGCGCACGGTCATCGAGGCCGCGCAGGAGTCATCAGAGCCGCAATGGAGGGCAGCCTGATGCCCCCCATTCTCACGCTGCGTCGATGCGGGTACTGGCTCCAGCTAGTCCCCGCAGGTACCCGCACTGCGGGTACTAGGTCCCCGCAGCGGGGCCAGTCCCCGCGGATCGTCGGGCGCGGCAGGCCCGTTTCATCACGGACAGGTCACGGGGCGGCAGGACCCGCGGGGACTGCGCGGGGTCTCGCGGGGACTACCAGAAAGCGGAATGCGTCTAGTCCCCGCAGGTTCGATCTTGTAAACAAGCAGGTCACCGACACCGTGCGGGTACTTGCGGGTACCTGCGGGGACTATTTCCCAGTCTTTACACATGCAGTTTCTGTACGGGCTGAAACGCATGTAAGAGCAGGAGCGCGGTTTCTAGTACCCGCAAGTCCCCGCAAGCCCAGCAGCGTGACTCTCAGTCACTGCCAAGGCTGTGGTCCCCGATGATCGAAGCCTCCCGGCCCGCGTGGCTCACCGAGCAAATCCAAGCCGCCGCAGACCACGCACGCCCCGGAACCTGCACCCGCTGCGGTGCACCCGTACTCCGCGCCCGCGCCGGCCGCATCGCAGCCCTCGACGTAATCGCCGACCCGGAACCGATCGACCCGCACGAGGAACTCCTCGCCCGCATCAGTGGACGCCTCACCTGGCACCTCACCACCAACGCGCTCGGAGCCCAACGCATCACCTGGCGAGACCAGTTCCACATCCGCGCAGGCCCCGCGAAACACCCCGTGATCGCTGACCACCACTGCCCACCACACCCCGTACAAGGAAGGCTCCTGTGAACACAGCCACCCGCCACTGGATCCTCAATCTCCCTCCAGGGCTGAAGCTCCTCAACGCCAACCAGCGACCCCACCACCGAGTGCGCGCCAACCTCACCAGCGCCATCCGAAATGCCGCCATGACGGCATGCAGTGAAGACCCGCAGATGCGCGCCGCACTCGTTCTCGCCGCAGACCAGCCCCTGCTCCAGCACGCGTACATCCTCGGAGTGCTCCACCCTCCGTCCCGCAGGCGCGCCGACCCCGCCAACTGGTACCCCAGCTTCAAGGCCGCCGTCGACGGACTTGTCGACGCGGGCGTGCTGGAAGACGACGACCACACCCGCCTCGTCGGGCCCGACATGCGCATCGGCCCTGTCGTCCGCGGCGGCCAACTCACCCTCGTCATCCAAGAGATCACCCCCGTCACTCACGCCGCATTCCAGTGGCCGGCCCAGCACGCGGCGGTGAGTGCGTGATGACCACCACCCAGAAGAACTGGCGGCACCAAGCAGCCTGCCTCACCAAGGACCCCGAACTCTGGTTCCCCGCAGGCGACTCCGGCCCCTACCTCCACACCATCGAGCAGGCCAAAGCGATCTGCGCCGCATGCCCCGTCACCGCGGCCTGCCTCCAGTACGCGCTCACCGAGGGCATCGACTCCGGGATCTTCGGCGGGCTCAACGAGAAGGAACGCCGCAGCATCCGCCGCACCGCACGACGCCAGAAGGCCCCGCTCACTCAGGTCGCCGCACGCAAGAAGGCGAAGCCCGCCAGGCCGACCACCATGCGGGGCATCTTCAACGCCGGCGCCACGCCCCTCCCGCACGGGCACGCCGCATGGACCACCACCCGCAAGATCCATTTCCAAGGGCAAGTCTTCACACCCAAGCAGTTTGCGTTCACCCTCGACCGCGGACGGGCGCCCGAAGGCCGGGTGACCTCGGAGTGCGGCGTCACCAACTGCATCCTGCCCGCCCACCTCAAGGACCAGCAGGAACGCGGGATCTGCGGCACCCGAAACGGCTACCAGCTGCACCTCCGGGAAAAGACGGAGATCTGCCCGCCGTGCCGCAGGGCCAACGCGGACGCAGACAACCGGCTCCGCCGCACGGGGACTACCAAGGCCGCAGTGTCCGAGGTCTTCCCCCTGCGGGCCGAGCGTCAGGCGTTGGCGTCATGAGCCACTACACCGGGGCCGTCCCCAACACCAAGCGCCGCGACCCCGTATGGCAAGACGACGCCGTCTGCCGCAGGGACGACATCGACAAGGAACTCTTCTTCCCCGACCGCTCCAACAAGAAGGCCATCGCCGAGGCCCGGAAACTCTGCTGGACCTGCCCCGTGATCCAACGCTGCCTGGAGTACGCGTACCGCAACCAGGAAGACCGCGGCACGTGGGGCGGCCTCACCGAGTGGGAACGCCGCGCCATGCACGGCCGCAGCCGTAAAGACACGGGCCGCGGCACTGGGGTTCACGCCCCGGGCCGGCGTAAGGCCTCGGCATGACCGATCAACCCGTGCTCATCACCGGGATCCGCGCAGGCCTTCACATCCGAGGCATCGACCGAGGCGACACCCCGATCGCCGACTACCTCTGCGGCCGATGCGGCCACCACCACCGCGCCACCGGGCGCGACGAGGTCACCACGTTCCTCCGCACCGACCCGGTCGCCAGCCACCACGCGGAGTGCCTCGCCGCCAGCACCGCCGCCTGATCCCGCGCCAACGGAACGCCCCACCAACCACCCACCACGGCATCAAACGGACAACGGAGACACCATGACCAGCCGCACTTTCACCCGCGAGCAGCTCGAAGAGATCGGCGTCCCCTTCGAACTCGGCGGCAACGACACCTGCGCCACCAAACTCGCCAGCGACAGTGACGGCAACGGCCGCTGGACCGAAACCGTCCGCCTCGTCTTCCGCCACCCGGAGGACGGTCAGGCGTACCTCGTTCGCTACCAGGTCGGCCTCACCGAGCACCAGGACGGCATCGACCCGTGGATGCGCTACGGCGACACGATCCCCGCGCTGGAGGTCGAGCAGCAGCCCGTCGTCGTCCAGCAGTGGAAGCCCGTCGACGCAACGCGCGACCCGGGCCTCGACAGCGTGCTGCCCGCCTGGGAAGTCGTCTACGAGCCGGGCAACGTCTCCGACTACCTCATCGGCTACGCCAACAGCGAGGCCGCAGCGAAGGGCGCAGCAGAGGCGTGGCTCCGGTCGCAGAAGGACGAGGTCGGCCGCCTGGAGTGGGTGCCCGAGGAGCGGCAGGCGGTCGGTGAGTACGACCAGTGGTTTGAGCTGGTCGAGCTGCATGACGACAGCGTGCACACCGGGCCGGGGCTGGTCGTCCGGCGCCGCGTCCAGAAGCCCACGGCCTGACCGCGGGACGGGCCGGCCTCGGTGAAGGAGGCCGGCCCGCACCCCCAACCCTTCCACGATCTGGAGCCCACGATGCCCGAGACCACCAACCCGCAGCCTGACGACCTTGCCGCCCGTCTCGAAGCCGTGCTCACCGAACGGTTCACCGAGCTCGGCAACCCGTTTGCCGCGATGCGCCGCCAGGAGAAGGGCCCCGACGGCTGGCCCGCCTCGCACCCGGTGGGGCCGCACCACGTGGCCGAGGTGCTGCGGGAGCTGCTCGCCGCCGCGCCCGCCTCGCCGTCTGCGCCCGCCGACCAGGCCGCGCTGTCCGCCAGGCTGTGGGCGGTCGCTGAGCACCACATCGTTGCCGAGTGGATCTGTTGCGAGCCCATCAACCCGAAGCACCAGCTGTGCGTTCAGGGTGACGCCACGCTGCGGATGGTCAAGGCGCTGCTCGTCGACGACCCGGAGGCGATTCGCCCGGCGCCGCTGCTGGACGCGGTGCTCGCCGCGTCCGGCCCGAGCCGTGTGGCTGGCGAGGCGCCCCAGCCCGAAAGGCAGGGCGAGACGCGGGCCGCGATCATCGCCGAACTCCTTCCCGCCTGGGAGGCCGTGTACGAGCCGGGCAACGTATCCGACTACCTCATCGGCTACGCCAACAGCGAGGCCGCGGCCAAGGGCGCAGCTGAGGCGTGGATGCGGTCGCAGGCGGAGGTGACCGGCCGCCTGGAGTGGGTGCCCGAGGAGCGGCTCGCCACCGGCGAGTACGACCGATGGTTCGAGCTGGTCGAGCGCCACAACGACGGCATCGACACCGGGCCAGGACTCATCGTCCGCCGCCGGACCGCGACCGCCGCCGTGTCCCAGCCCGACGAGGAGCAGCCGTCGTGATCGCGTTCGGGCTGTACCTCACCACCGTCCTGTGCGGCGCTGCCGGACTGTGCGGGCATGCGCCACTCCTGCCCCGCCTCGTGGGCTCAGCGCTTACGTGGCGGGCGCGCAGGGGGTCGCGCGGGTCTCGCGTCGCCCCAGTCGCTCTCAGCGCCTCAGGCGCCCGTACAGCGCCCTCGTGGGCCCGCACCGACACCGACCACCAGGAGACAGCGTGATGGAGATCGTCTACACCAACCGCCGCGAAGGCGAGAAACGCGTCCACATCGAACTGTCCGCCGAGGAAGTCGCCGCCTTGGCGGCCGTGTCCGGCACGCACTCGTACCGGCTCCGCGTGCTGATTGAGGAAGCCGATCGGCGGCTGAACCCCGGCGGATGGGATCCGTCGTGACTGGCAACCGCCTCCACCTCGTCCCCGTCCGCTTCCGGGACGCCGCCGCGTTCGTCGCCATGTGGCACCGTCACCACCAGCCGCCCATCGGCATGGTCTTCACGGTCGGCGCCGCCGACGACGAAGGCGTACTGCGCGGCGTTGCGATAGTCGGCCGCCCCGTCGCCCGGATGCTCGACAACGGGCAGACGCTGGAGGTTACCCGAACCGCGACGGACGGCACGGCCAACGCGAACTCCCTGCTCTACGGCGCCGCATGGCGAGCAGCCAAGGCCCTCGGATACACGCGATTGATCACCTACACACAGGCCGGAGAGACCGGAGCCAGCCTCCGCGCGGCCGGATGGCACGTCCTCGCCGAACGCCCGGCAACCCCCGGCTGGGACCGGCCGAGCCGACCGCGAGCAGCGACAGGCACGGAAGCCATCCCACGGACGCTGTGGGAGGCCTCGTGATCGCCGTCGACTGGAGCCGCGCCCCCGGAAACGCCCTCCCACTCCTCTACCTCACCGCCATCGCCGCACTCGGCGTCGCCACCGCTGTGCACCTCTACCGCAACCGGAAGGACCGCTGACATGGGATGGAACAGCGCCAACGCCATCTTCAACCCCGTCGCCCGCTCCCTCATCGACGCCGGAGCCCCCGACGAGACCAAGCGGAAAGTCCTCGGCGACCTCATCGGCGGACTCCAAGACGGCGACTGGGACACCGAAGACGAATCGCTCGAAGACTTCCTCGACGACCCCGCCATCGTCCAAGCCTTCGCCGACCGAAACGTCCACCTCTCCGACAAGCGCTGCTGCCGCCGCGAACTCGGCATCGGCCCGCGCGAGGCGCTGCTGCGGATGCGGCACGAGGACATCGAGGAGGACGACATGGCGCGCGCCGTGGACGCCTACGCGCGCCACCTCGCCGAGCGGATCCGTGCGAGCAGGGACGAGACCCGGGGCGCGACGCAGGCCGGGAAGGTCATGGACTTCGCCGCCGACCTGATCGACCCGGAGGCGCAGCGTGGATGAGCCCCTCGACGGCATCGACTGGACCGACCTCTGCGACCTCGCCACCGCACTCGACCAAGACCCCGCAGACCCCCGCCTCCACGACCTCCGCGGACAACGCCACCACGGCGAACTTCTCACCGAGAAGAAACTCAAAGCGATCACCGACATCCCGATTCCGGGAGGCACCCTGTGACCCACGCCGGCCGCTTCCTCTGCGCCATCTACGCCGCCGTCACCCTCTGGCTCACCTTCTGCACCATCGCCACCTTCGGCCACGTTCCCCTGTGGACCAGCATCGTCATGGCGGCCGCATCCATCGCCACCATCGTGGCCGGCCTCCGCGAGTCCACCCACGCCGATGAACTCCGGGCGGTGCGCGTCGACCTGGAGCGCGCGGCCCGGCCCGCGGACGTCACGCCCGTGATCAGCCAGGCCGAACGCGCCGTGTTCGACGAGCTGGTGGCTGGGCTCGGCATGGACGACGCGGCATGACCGGGCCGTCCAGTGCACCCCGGGGCGAGCACACCCCGCGCCCCGGGGCCACGTGGGAGCAGCGCCTCGTCCGCACCGAGCAGGTCATCGACGACGACGCCCCTGATCCCGCACCGAACCGCAAGACACGGCGTGCCATGCAGCGCGCAGCACGGAGGAACCGATGACCGAGCAGAAACGCCGCGCCGAACCCAGCCCCGAAGCACGCGAACTCCTCGCCCACCACGACAGGCTCGACCTCGCCGAGATGGTCGTGGCCTTGCACCAGCTCGAAGAGGCCGCGCGCACTGAGCTCGCCCGGCTCCACGAAGGCGAGGAGCCCGTCACCAACCCGGCCGTCATGCACACGCCTGCACAGTGGATCTGGCAATGGAACCGCGCCCCCCTTGAGAAGCGGCTCCAGGTCGTCGAAGCCGCGATGCGTGACGGGGCCACGGCCAGCGACTGCCGCATCAACGGGCACACCGAGCGCATCCACGACGGCCGGCACGCCGAGCTGGCGCTCAGCGAAGTGCGGAACGTGGTCGCCGATATGGAGAACACGACGGGCGCGCGGACGTGGGCGGGTTGGTTGCGGGATGCGATGAAGCGCGGGCCGGAGGAGTGCCTGCGGTGCGCGACCGAGGCGAAGCCTGAGCCCGGGGTGACCGAAGCGACCGAGGCCGTACGGCAGATGGACGCCGACGAGTCCGACCCGCACACCGGACTCGTCGTCCAGCCCTATACCGAAAACGGCGAGCAGAAGTGGGTGTTCCGCTGCTGGGGCACAGACGACGGCTGCGACGGCTGGCTGTCCCTCGACCACTACAGCCAGCAGTCCGCGGAGCGCGCCCGCGACCGGCACGTCACCGAGGAACACCCGACCGAGGAGCAGCGCTGATGGAGATCCTCTTCGTCCGCATCGACCCCGTCCAAGAGATCGCCGCCGAGCCCGCGACCCTCGACACCCTGCGCGACATCCTCCGTCCCAAAGCCGTCGAGCCGCGCGCCAGCGAAGAGTTCCTCGCCATGGCACGCGGATGCGGCTGGCCCCTCGTGTACGACGAGAAGATCCCCCCGGGCTACGTGCACTGCCGTCCCACCCCGGGCGCACCGCCGCCGCTCACGGATGCGCAGATCGCGGACTACCTGCGGGCCCTGATGCCGAAGGAGCAGCCCGGTGCCTGACCTGCACGGCTGGATCACCCAGCAGATCGAACGCCGCGAAACCGACATCCACAGCGCAGAGAAAGACCACGGCCGCACCTGGGCAGCGTCCTGGCACGCCCCCACCGACAGCTTCCAGCTCCTCGACGACCACGGCATCGTCGTCGCCAGCGACCTCCTGCCGGGCGCGGTCGCCCTCCTCGCCATCCACGACCCCGAGGGGGCGCGGCGCCGCTGCGAAGCCGACCGCCGCATCCTCGACCGCCACACCCTCGACCCCACCGTCCACTGGACCCCCGCCTGCGCCGGGTGCGGCAACTATGGCGACATGGAAATGCCGTACACCGAGAACCTCAACGAATGCCCCGAACTCCTTGACCTCGGGTACGCGCACGGCCTCACCCCGGAGATCCTCGCCACCCTCGACCAGCCAGAGACCCCAGCCCGACCGGAGCGCCCCGACATACCGCCGCCCGTCCACCTCAACGCCCTCGTCCGACTTCTCAGCGCCCGACCGACGAGCAGCGTCCCGCCGGCACTCCGCGGCCCCAACTGGAAGCCGTGATCGCATGCCGCGGCCCGCTGTCCAGTACCCCTACAGACAACGGGCCGCGTGCCTCCAAGGGCATCCGCGACCGTACGCCCGGCCGGCCGGGTAGTGGAAGATGCCGCACACGACGAAGGCCCCGACCATCTCCCGGTCGGGGCCTTCGTCGTGTGCGGGGCTCAGCCCGCGTTGCCTGACTCGCTCTCGGGCCCGAACGGATCACGCTCCGGCGGGCCGCCCGCCTTGCGCCGGGCCAGATACGCCTTGAACTCGTCGACCGCCTGCTGATCACCGGGTGAGAGACGGACGTTCGGGTTGTTCCCGCAACGCGGGCCCACCGATGCAGCCTCGTCGTGCGCGCGGTCAGTCATCCGACGCCTCCGCCCCCTTGGCGGTGATCGCGTCGAGCATCTTCGCGGCCTCGGCGACCAACTCCGGGTAGTGGTCGGCGCCGTCTTCCTCGCCGCACTCGTAGTTCTTGTGGATGTCGTAGTCGACTTCGTTGACGAGGGCGCGGACGAACAGGTCCAGCGTCTCCGGGGTGAGACGCCATTCACGCTGATCGGCGGTCGTGGTCACAGGATCTCCTTGCTCGGGTTCGGGGGCGAGATCGGTCCGCTTCCCCTGCTGCTTCGGGTTGGCCACGAACCACGCGGCCACCTCGTCAGCGTGGAACTGGATCTTGGTGGAGCCCTCGACCGGGACCGGCTGAGGGAAGGAGGCGCTGCGCCGGTACGTGTGCAGCGCCGACCGGCTGACCCCGTGCTCCTGCTCGATCTGCTTCAGGGTGATCAAGCGCGGACTCCCCTCGCGTTCAGGGTTCTTGGGCACGGCTACATCCTCCCCGAACTTCTGGACAATGTCCACAAGTTCTGCCAGTCTTGCAATGCGACAACGAGAACGGCCCCGGCGGGAGTTCGCACCTCCCGTCGGGGCCAGCCATCCACCTGCTTCACCAGGAGAGATGACCGTGCAAGAGCCTACTTCCCAAGCAGATCAGCAGCCCAGCCCCGCGCTGACACCGCAGCCGAACCAGATCCTCGCCGTCCCCGCGACCGTCGAGAACTGCCGCACCGACTACCAGGCCAGCGCCGACGTCCGCCAGACCATGGCGCAGCAAGACGCCAAGGCGGGCCACTGATGGACGAGACATTCCAGGACCGCATGAACACCGGCAGCGAAGCCGTGTACGCGGCCATCGAACGCGGCGACTACCAAGGGCAAGGCACCGCGCCCATCGAGGCCGCGCTCCTCGACGTCCAACTCGACGCGTCCGACGGCGAGCAGGACGGGGACCTCTGATGCCGGACACCTTCGGCGGGGAGTGGAATCGGCCCCGCGACTCCAAGCACCACGATCGCCAACGCGGCCACTCGCAACGCGAACTCCAGGACCGCGCCGGGTTCGACAACGAGGCGCAGACCGGGTGCGGCGCGCTGCTCATGCTCTGCGTCCTCGTCGTCGCCGCCGTCCTCGGACTGGCGCTCTCGTAACCCACCACCCCACAGACCGGCCGGGCCGCCTACATCCCCCAGGGCGGCCCGGCCCCTTCCTTCCGGAGACCTCACGCCATGAACGGCGACCGCCCCCAAGTCACGACCCTGCAACGCCGACTCATCATCGCCGTCGCCACCGGAGCGGCCGTCATCGCGGCGATCGGCTTCATCGGCTCCTACGCCGCGGTCGCCAAGCTGGCCGCGGCCAAGGGCTTCGGCGCCTTCGCGCACGCCTTCCCCATCGGCATCGACGCCGGAATCCTCGTCCTCCTCGCCCTCGACCTCCTCCTCACGTGGCTGCGCATGCCGCTCGCCATGCTCCGCCACACCGCATGGCTCCTCACCGCCGCGACGATCGCGTTCAACGCCGCAGCCGCCTGGCCCGACCCCATCGGCACCGGCATGCACGCCGTGATCCCGGTCCTGTTCGTCGTCGTCGTCGAGGCGGCCCGGCACGCGATCGGCCGGATGGCCGACATCACGGCCGGCCGTCACATGGACTCGGTCCGCATGGCGCGCTGGTTCCTCGACCCGATCTCCACGTTCCGGTTGTGGCGGCGGATGAAGCTGTGGGAGCTGCGCTCCTACGACGAGGTGATCGCGCTGGAGCAGTCCCGGCTTGTCGAGCGGGCCCGGCTGCGCGCCCGGTACGGGCGGCGCTGGAGGAGCAAGGCTCCGGTGTCGGCTGTCATGGCGCTGCGGCTCACGCGGTACGGGCGGGCGCTGGCTCCGGTCTCGGGCGTCCTCAACATCGAGCACGACCTACCTCATCGGGCTATCGAGTCGAGGACATTCGGGGCCGCCGCCGACCAGGCGATCGACGTCGTGCAGGAAGCCGAGGACGCCCCGTCCGGACACCCGGACACGGAAGCGGACACCACCCCGGACACGTCCGGACAGCCGGACAACGGACCGGACGCAGCGTCCGGACAGAACGAGCCACCACCCAACACCGAGCCCGTGACCAGCCCGGACACCCATCCGGACAGCACGGACGCCCTGTCCGCAATCGCGTCCGCAGCGTCCGGCCCGGCCGACCTCGTCAAGGCCCTCGCCGCCCAAGGCGTGCCCGCATCCGCTCTCGTGTCCGAGGCTGTCCGGCTGCGTCCGGACATGGTCGCGGACAGCATCCGCCGCACCGCCAAGCGCCTCCAGGCCGCAGCCGACGGAGGGCCGTACCGATGAACATCGCCTGGCTCATCGTCTTCATCCTCATCGCGCTCCTCGCCGCGGCCGGCCTCCACGCCATCGCACCCCACCACTACCGCGGCGAGTACCTGATCCCCGCCGCCCGCACCGTCGCCGTCATCACCGCTGCTACCGCGTTCGTCGCGGCCGTCTGGAGCCACTGAAATGCCGTACACCTTGATCAGCCTTGGTGGTGTCGCCGTCGGCGTCGGCATCGTCCTCATGTACCTCATCCGCTGGTGGTTCAAGGAGAAGCGCCAGTGGACCGCCCTCGTCCCGTTCGTCCTCTCCCACATCTACGGGCTGCTTGCCGCGCTTGCCACGTTCGGCGCAGCGTCTGCACTCGGCGGCGTCACCTGGGCCGTCATCTGGGCTGCGAACGCGGCTGGGTACCTCGGTCTCGTCTGGGGCGTTGGCGGCAACGACCGGGACGTGACGCGCGGAACCCCGGTCGCGCTCACCGACGGGGGGTTCGTGATCGTGTTCCTGTTCACGCTGGTGTTCATTGCCCTGATCAAGTGGGCGCCGCGCGTACCGAACGGAAAGCTGATCGCGGGCGCGTTCTCCGGCATGTGCCTGGCCCTGTCTGGCGGCGTGGCGGGGGTGGCTGCGGTGCCGCTTGGCAGTGCGGTGAACATGCTGGGATCCGGGTTCACGGGGGCGTTGGGATGAGCGAGCCGGAGCCCGTGGAGCCCGAGGCCGAGGAGTCCGAAGAGCCGGGGGAGTCGCAGGAACCGGCTGGAATGAGCGAGCGGACCGCCAAGCTCATTCTCGCTTTCGTCGCCGTTGCCGCACTGTTCGGGATCGCCGTCGCCTTCCCCTACGTCGCCTACTTCGTCGCCGGGGTCATGGCCTGCAAGGGCTGGCAGAAGGCGCACGGATGGATTGGCCGGCGGGGGAGCAGCGACGAGAAGCCTGGCCCGGACGCAGGCGCGGTGACGGCTGAGGAGATCGTCGAGACGCTGCACGAGGTCGCCAACCCGAACGTGTTCCTCGCGGACTTCGCGGCCGCGTTCGACCTCGATCCGGCCGAGGCGCGGGCGCTCCTGGAAGGGCAGCAGATCCGGGTACGGCGCGCTGTACGCAACGGGGATAGCACGGGCGTGGGTGTTCACCGGGATGATGTGCCGCCCCTCCCCCGCTCCCCCGAGAGGGGCCCTGTCGACGGCGTTGACCTGCAACAACAGGAACAACCAACGCGGCCAACGACCGAGCCGATCGGGCTCGCGGGAGTGGTCGTCAAGGACGGCAGCGAGACCAGCCGCCGCCACCAAGTCCGCAACTGAGGAGACCACGATGGAGACCGAACGCCTCGCATTGATCAAGACCATCGCGTCCGCACTGCGCGACGCGACCAACGGCGACGTCTGGCATGCCGTGGGGCTCATCTACGAACTGGCGGATGGCCGGATGGACCCGGCCGACGTACGCGCAGAGTTCGAGGAGCTGGAACTCCCACACGCATGACGCTGCACCACCACGTCGAGGCCCCGCCGTGAACCCCTCCCGCGGCGGGGCCTTCGTGCGTCATCCTGGCCTCATGCCGGCCACGCTGAAGTTCACGGGGGAAGAGAAGGATCTGACGCTCGACGAGCTCGCCGCGTTCGTCGACGCCGCGAGGAAGGCTGGCGTGCCGCGGGACAACGTGATCCGTGCGGAGTTGTCGACGAGCGGGAAGATCAAGCAGGTTGAGATTGCGCTCGCCGAGGACGACGACTGACCGCTGCTGCGACACTGGATAGGTATGCCGGGCGCGGCATGCCCCTGAAGAAGGCCCCACCTTCCCCCCGGTGGGGCCTTCGCCATTCTGGGGTCGGTTGTCGGTGGCCGGCGCTACGATCCGGCCACTGTTCGCTTGTCCTTGGGGGGACCATGCGCCGCACCACCACCACTGCCGCTCTACTCGCCGCCGGCCTCGCACTCGCCGGGTGCGGGAGCAGCGGCGACAGCAAAGCAGCCGCGAAGCCGAGCCCGTCGCCGACCGTCAGCAAGGCTGATCAGTACCTGAAGGTCGCCCACGGCATCACGTTCAACGGCAGCCCGACCGACACCGAGCTGCTTGCGCTCCCGCCGAAGTGGTGCGACGCACTGGACGCGGCGCACAGCGTGAAGTGGATGTTCGACAGCACTGGTGGTGGTGGCTTGTACCCGTGGGGCGCTGACTGGGGGACGGCGCAGCAGGACGCGGATTCGCTGGTGGTGGCGGGAGTGAAGGCGTACTGCCCGCGCAACCTGAAGGCGGTGGCTGACGAGTTGCGGGCGTCGGGCGAGTACTGAGGGTGCAGCGAGGCCCCGTCCGGGTGTCCGGGCGGGGCCTTCGTCATGCGGTCGGCTACTCGCCCGCTGCGGCCTGCCGTTGCCGCTGCTCCACGTACTCCCTGTAGGACACCACCGACGCGAGGGGCGCGAGGCGTAGCCCCGCCCGGCGCAGGAACTCGTCCAGCTCGATGTCCCCCGCATACGGCTGGTCCGGGTCAGCGAACTCTGCGATCACCGGGTCGCGGTTGTAGTCCCAGGTGTCCGGGTCGTGGCTGGGGTGCTGTTCGACGGTGCCGCGTCCGAACCGGTAGCGGAGGTAGAGGTACTGGCCGTCGACGGCCCAGGCGTCCCATTGCGCGGGGACGGAGGGGCAGGTGCAGACGACGCGGGCGAGGGCGGTCATGTGGTGGGCTCCTCACCCGGGCGCACCGGGCCCGCGCTCGCCTGCTGGTCGTAGCGGTACAGCCACAGCGGCCCGTTGTCGGCTGCGTTGGCCTCCCGCCGGTACAGCAACTTCCGGGTCTCCGGGGCGCGACCAGCTTCGAACTCCCGCCAGTTGAAGTCCTCTGGCGCGAGCAACTCGGTGGTCAACGGCGGGTCCATCGGATCGCCGTTGATGACGAGCTGCTTCCCATCGGCCGGGCCTCCGACGAGCTCGATCTCCACGCTCATGCGTTCTTCTCCTCGCTGCTCGCCGGGCGCTCCGGCTTGCGCAGTCGATCGGCACGGTCCTTGTAACGCGCGTCTGGCTCGATGCCAGCCTCTCGCGCCATCTTCCGCACGTGCGCGGCAGTCCAGCCCGAGGCATTGGTGACGTCGGTCGGCCTGTGCTCTCCGTCCCGCAGCGCGGCGAGGACGAGTTCCTTCAGTGCGTCGCTGGACTGTTTGAGGCGGTCCGCGTCCCGCTGGCGGCGCGTGCCGGCCGCCGCAATCTCGTCGAGCGTGGGTCCCTGGGTCGTCATGAGAACAAGGTACCGCAACAGGGTTGCGATGCAATCCCCTCAGCGCTATGGTTTGAGTCAACGGCAGCGATACCACCTATCGCTACCAATGATCCAAGTTGGGGGACCCGATGACCGCCGCCACCCGCACCCGCCGCAACACCCTCCGCACCGCCACCCGCACCGACAAGGCCCTCGGCTACCGCACCCTCTCCGGCATCGTGGCCGCCCTCGTCGAGCAGGGCCGCCTCATCCGCACCGGCGACTTCCTCAACCGCATCGGCGGCAGCGACCTCCCCGACGGACAGCAGTCCTGGTTCGGCCGGCACGTCGCGAAGGCCTACCGCGCGGCGCACGGCGGCGACGCGGTCCGCGTCTGGTCCCAGCACCGGACGACCGGCAAGTGGATTCACGTTCTGGTCTACGGCCCCATCGACGAGGCCCTGTACGCCGGCCTCCGCAGCTACAAGGCCACCCGCCACCTCCTCGCCGACACCTACGCGAGGTGCGCATAGACCAACTTCGAGGCGCAGCAGACGGCTACCGCCCCGCTGACCGAACGCGCGTTGGCATATCAACGCCGCCGCGCTGAACGCTCCATGGCCCGCTTCCAGGCTCGCCTAGACGAACTCGGTGCGACGCTCCTGGAGACCGAGTGGCTTGGCCGGGACACCCCTCACAGAGTCCGCTGCGCTGCTGGGCATGAATGCTCGCCGCGTCCCGGCACGGTGATCAACGGACAGGGCGTCTGCCTCACCTGCGGAGGCAAGGACCCGCGTCAATCCGAGGCCGCCTTCCGCGGCCGCCTAACAGGGCTCGGCGCGACGCTCGTCGAGCCGACCTGGCTCGGCGTTGATCGCCCCCATCGCGTCGTCTGTGCCAACGGGCACCAGTGCAGCCCCCGCCCCCACTCGGTTCAACAAGGACAGGGGATCTGTCGAACCTGCGCGCAGCGCAACCCCGTCGCCTCCGAGGTGAAGTTCCGAGCCCGACTGAACGAGCTGGGGGCGACACTTCTGGAACCGACGTGGCTTGGGGCGAATGAACCCCATCGCGTCTTGTGTTCAGCAGGGCACCAGTGCACCCCGCGCCCGAGCAACGCTCAGGACCACGGCATCTGCGAAGTCTGCGCCCGCCGATGCACCAGGGCGGCAGAGGCAGCATTCCGCGCCCGACTCAGGGAGCTGGGAGCAGCTCTCGTAGAACCGAGTTGGCTCGGCAACGATCGCCCCCACCAGGTCCTTTGCGCGGCAGGCCATACTTGCTCGCCCCGCCCTGCCCACGTACAGCAGGGCCACGGGGTCTGCCGGTTCTGCGCCAACAAGGAGTGGGACACCTTCTACCTGGTCGCCGACGAGGATGCCGGCCTGGTCAAGTTCGGCATCACCAACGGAACCGGTCGCGCCCGCCTGGCACGGCACAGGCGCGACGGGTTCGCCACCGTCGTGCGTCTCCTGACGAACCTGCCGCCCTACGCCCCGGTCCGACTGGAAGCTGACGTGTTGGCGGCGTTAAGGCTCGCCCGCGAAGAGCCGGCGCGCGGACGCGAGTACTTCCCGGACCACGTCACCGCCCTCGTGCTCGACATCGTCGATCACTACCCGGGCGTCCCTCGACCGCACTGAGCCCGCCCCGCCCACGGCCTCAACGCCGTCACCGTCCTCTACCCCGTCGACTGCCCCATCACCACCCGCGTCCAGCTGCTGGCCGACGCGCTCGCCGCTTAGGAGACCCGCCCCATGCGCACCTACGCCACCGCCCAACTCATCGGCGACCGCACCCACCAGTGCGACGCCACCGCCGTCCACACCGCCCCGTCCGGCGCCCGCGCGTACGTCCTCCTCGACGGCATCGGGTCCACCGACGAGATCCGCGACTGGACCCGTAACGCGGCCCGGCGCCTCGCCCGCACTGCGGCCCGGCACGGTGACGCCGAGGCCGGCCTGCGCGCGCTGTACGCCCGGTACGCCGCCGAGCCGGACCGTCAGGGCCCGTGGGCCCGGATGCCGGAGGCGTGCGCGGTCGTCGCCGTCACCGCCCCCGGCCGGCCGCTCACGATCGCCTGGTGCGGGGACACCCGCGCCTACGTCCTCGTCCGCGGTACGGTCCAACGCCTCACCGACGACCACAACCTGCGCAGGGTGTTCCCCGCCCGCGACGGCCGGCCCGGCGGCAACCGGAACATCATCACGTCGTGCCTCGGCTCCACGTACACCGAGGACCAGGTGAAGAACGAGTACGGGCACCCGGCGATCGAGACGGTGACCCGCGGCGCGGAGGACTGCCGTCTCCTCCTCGCCTCCGACGGCGCGTACGAGCCCTTGGAGGACTCGTGCCGGGACCTCGCCGACTACCTCATCGGCGACCCGGCCGAGGCCGCCCGTGACTTCGTCCGGTCCGCCATCGACCACGCCGGAACACGCGCCGACAACGCGACCGTGCTGATCGCCGACCTCCGACCCGCCAACTGACCGCCACCGCCAGACCCGAACCGAAAGGCCCCGCCATGGACTTCAACGACGCCGTCACCATCGTCACCGCCGAACTCACCCCCCAGCCCTGGGACTACACCGACAACGCGGGCACGACCCTCCGCGTCATCCCCGCCGGCCTCCGCGCCGACCCCGGCGAGGCCGAGGTGCTCGTCCGCATCACCCGCCCCGATGCCACCGGCCTCGGCGACTACGGGATCACCGGCCCGGACAGCCGTGGCGTCGCCGAAGTCGGCGTGACCACCACGGACCTGCCCAAGGTGATCGAGGCGCTCTCCGAGCGAGGGTGGTGGGCCGACAACACGTTGGTCTCCGGGGCCCTGCTGGTCGCGGCAGCTTCCGGAGGGGTGGTCGTGGGCGTCACGGAGAATCACGGCGCCGGACAGCACGTCGACGTCGGGATCGTTCTCCCGGAATCCCAGCGGCTCCCGCTCGCGTCCGCGTTGCGCCGCGCGCTGGACGTCGCCCGCGGCTGGGAGGACTGACCGCCCGACCCCGAGCACAGCAGAGGGCCCGCTCCCCGTCGCCACCGGCAGGGAGCGGGCCCTCGCCCACGCGCGCACCACGCCCAGTTGCACGCCCTCGTTACCATCAGACCATGAACACCGGTAACGAGCCACCCGTACCGGCCGAACCCACCAAGGGCGCCGGCCCACACCCCAACGACCGGCCCCGCAACGCCCGCGGCAACTTCATCCCCTCCCAAACCACCGCCGAAAAAGCCGCGGCCGCCGCACGCCTCAAAGCCGACAACCCCCGCATGACGTACCAGCAGATCGCGGACGCCGTCGGCTACAGCAACAAAGGCGACGCCTGGCGCGCCATCGAGACGTGCCGAAAGGCCGTGCTGCAGCAGGCCGGCGCCGAGCTCATCGCCTCCGAGGCCGCGCAGCTCGACGACCTGTTCGTTGCCGCGCTGGAGGTTCTGGAGCGGGATCACGTCATGGTGTCCCACGGCCGGATCGTGAAGGACGACGCCGGGCAGCCGCTCCTCGACGACGGGCCGAAGCTGGCTGCGGGCCGTGAGATGCGAGCGATCCGCGAGTCGTACCGCAAGCTCCTCGGCATCGACCAGCCCACGCAGGTCGCCGTGTCCGGTGCCGTCCGCTACGAAGTCGTTGGCGTGAACCCGGAGGACCTGACGTGAGCAAGCACGGGCCCTGCGAACTCCTCCTCCCCACCTGTGTTCCAGGCCCCCTCGCCTGGTGGCAATGCCCCGAAGGGCGCCTCGTCCGACTGTGCAAGCCGCACCTGGACCTGTGCTTCGACGCTGCCGACGCCGACCCCGCCTCGGAGCCGACGGCGTGGGGCTGGCTCATCGCGCCCGAGCCCGCGGCCGCCGACATCGCCGCGTGGCTTCGCGCCCCCCGCAACCGGGAGGCCGCTGCCCTGGTGCTGCGCCGCGAAGCCCGCATCGGCGCGCCCTGGCTGCACGAGTTCATCGCCCGCGAGAACCGCATCCACCGACGGGCCTGGGTATGACGACCGCGCTCGACCAGGGCGTCATCGTCCGCTACGAACCCCGCGGCGCCGCACGCGACCTGTTCCGCACCCGCGACAGCGAAGTCGTCCTCGCAGGCCCCGCCGGCACCGGGAAGAGCCTCGCCGCGCTGTTCCGCGTACACCTCGCCGCGCTCCACAACCCCGGCATCCGCTGCCTCATCGCCCGCAAGACCGCCGTGTCCCTCGGCTCGACGACGCTGGTGACGTACGAGAAGAAGGTCGCCGCGGACGCCATGGCGCGCGGCATCGTCTCCTGGTTCGGCGGCAGCGCGCGGGAGGCCGCCTGCTACCGGTACTCCAATGGCAGCGTCATCGTCGTCGGCGGGCTCGACAAGCCGGAGAAGATCCTCTCCGCGGAGTACGACCTCGTGTTCGTCGACGAGGCGACTGAGCTGACGGAGACCGACTGGGAGACCATCGGGACCCGCCTCCGCAATGGGGTGCTCAGCTGGCAGCAGCAGATCGCCGCGTGCAACCCGGCGCACCCCACGCATTGGATCAAGCAGCGGGCTGAGCGCGGCCAGATGCGGATGCTCGTCTCCCGCCATGTCGACAACCCTGCATACGTCAACGCGGACGGCACCCTCACGGAGAAGGGCCGCGACTACTTCGCGAAGCTCGACGCGCTCACCGGGGTCCGGAAACTCCGCTTCAAGGACGGCATCTGGGCTGCGGCCGAGGGCCTGATCTACGAGTCGTGGGACGAGGCCATCCACGTCGTCGAGCCGTTCAAGATCCCGCACGAGTGGACGCGATGGATGGCTGTGGATTTTGGCTACACAAATCCCATGGTCATGCAGTGGTTTGCGGAGGACGGGGACGGCCGGCTGTTCCTGTACCGGGAGACCTATCGGACGCAGCGCCTCGTCGAGGACCACGCGAGGACCGCGCTGTCCCTGATGCGGTACCCGTCGGGGCAGTGGCGGGAGCCGCAGCCGCGTGCGGTGATCTGCGACCACGACGCGGAGGACCGGGCGACGCTGGAGAAGCATCTGGGGCTGGGCACGGTCGCGGCGACGAAGACGGTGTCCGACGGGATTCAGGCGGTGCAGTCCCGGCTGAAGGTCCAGGACGACGGCCGTCCGCGGCTGTTCATCGTGCGGGGCGCGCTTGCCGAGCGGGATGACGCGCTGGCGGAGCGGTCGCTGCCGACGTGCACGGGCGAGGAAGTCGCGGGCTATGTGTGGGCGGTAAGACCCGGGACGGGTGGGGCGGGTCTGAAGGAGCAGCCGTTGAAGGAGAACGACCACGGGATGGACGCGATGCGCTACATGGTCGCGGAGCGGGATCTGGGTGGCCGACCGCGAGTGCGGGTGCTTGGTTGACGCCCCCGCGAGCACGCCAGGCCGAAAGTTTTGCGGTTCCATGGCTTCTTCGATGAAGGATTTGTTGTCAAGGAGCGTAAAGGCCGTACTATCTCCCGTATGACGGCAGTGATCGGCGACCTGCGCGCCACCCGACGCCCCCGCATCCCGGGCGCCCTCACCCGTCTCACCCGCGCCGCCGTCGACCACGTGCAGGCCACCGCCGCCCGCCTGTCCGGGAGCCTTCTCACCGTCACCGGACTCGGCTGCATCGACGTCGGAGCCTTCCAGGCCAACACGATCGCCGGATGGATCACCACCGGCGTCACCGTGCTGCTCCTCGACTGGAAGCTCGAATGACGAGCCTCATCGGGAAGGCGCTCGCCAAGGCCAGCAGCAGCGAGCCGCCCGTCCCGTTCGCCGGCCGCGGGTTCCTCCGGCAGGCGATGATGGACGGGGGCGCCGACCCCACCAGCTACATGCGCGCGTACGGCACCAACGGCACCGTCTTCTCCATCGTGTCGATGCTCGCCCGGCAGACCGCGAAGAAGGACTGGCACCTCTACCGCAAGCAGCCGCAGGACGGCCGCCGCCGTTACACCACCAGCGACAAGGGCTCCGACCAACGGACCGAGGTCATCAAGCACCAGGCCATCAGCCTGTGGCACAAGCCCAACCCGTGGATGACAGGCTTCCAGTTCCGTGAGCTCGGCCAGACCTATTTGGACCTGACGGGCGAGGACTACATCGTCGTCGGCTACGACCCGCGCGCCACATTCCCTATGAGCCTGTGGCAGGTCCGGCCGGACCGGATGGAGCCGGTGCCGTCCCGCGACGAGTACCTCCAGGGCTACATCTACTCAGGGCCGTCCGGTGAGCGGGTCCCGCTGCAGCCGCACGAGGTCATACAGATCAAGTACCCGAACCCGTTCGACCCCTACCGGGGGTTGGGGCCGATCCAGTCGATTCTCGTGGACATCGACGCGGCGAAGTACTCGGCCTCGTGGAACAGGAACTTCTTCCTCAACTCGGCGACGCCAGGCGGCGTGATCCAGGTCGACAAGCGCCTGAGTGATGACGAGTGGAACGAGTTCACCAACCGCTGGCGCGAGTCGCACCGCGGCGTGGGGGCGGCGCACCGGGTTGCCGTGCTGGAGCAGGGCGCGCAGTGGGTGCCGAACGCGCACTCGATGCGGGACATGGACTTCGGCGGGCTGCGGAACGTCGGCCGGGACGTGATCCGCGAGGCATTCGCCATGCACAAGTCCATCCTCGGCACGGCGGACGACGTCAACCGGGCCAACGCAGTGACCGCGCAGGAGCACTTCGAGTCGTTCCTCCTCACCGACCGACTGGACCGGTGGAAAGACGTCCTCAACTGCTCCTACCTGCCCCTGTTCGGATCCACGGGCGAGGGCGTCGAGATGGACTACGAGGACCCCGTCACCTCCAACCGCGAAGCCGACGCCCTGGAGCTGAAGTCAAAGGCGCAGTCCGCGCAGCTGCTCATCGCCGCGGGCTACCACCCCGACGACGTGGCGGAAACGGTGGGCCTGCCCTCAATGCGCGTGGCAGACCTGGCGACGCAGACCCCGGCCCTCCCACCGAACTGGGTGGCCGCACCCCCCGCACCGGGCGAAAGCAGCGACGGCGAACAGCAGCAGGCGGCACTGGAGGCGCTGATGGCACGGCAGTTGGCATGGAACCGGGCAGGTGCACGATGACGCAGGAAGCCCCGCCGCCAGTAGACCCCGGCAACGCCATGCTCGCCGAGACCCCGGCGCAGATGACGTGCGCCCTGGTCGACACCCCGCGCGGGCAGCGCATGGCCATGACCGTGCGCACCGCCTCAACAACGCTCACCGTTCTGCTGGCCCGTGACGACGCCCGCGCGTGGGGCCAGCAGATCAGCAACGGAGCTGAGCAGATGTCCGGACTGATCCTGGCCGCCGCCGGGGCGCTGCCGCTGAACGGCCATGAGACGGGGGTGGACCGGTGAAGAACGTACGCCCGTTGAAGGCCCGCATCAGTGCGCAGGCAGGCGTGACCCGCGTCGACGTCTACGACGACATCGGCGAAGGCGGCTGGTTCAGCGAGGGCCTCACCGCGAAGTCCTTCGCCAACCAGCTCGCCGGGCTGTCCGGCCCGCTGGAGGTCCACATCAACTCCGGTGGCGGGGACGTCTGGGACGGCATCTCGATCAAGAATGCGATCGAGACCCACAACGGGTCGGTGACCACCGTCGTCGACGGGATCGCCGCGTCCATCGCATCCGTCATCGCGCAGGCCGGCACCGAGCGCGTCATGATGCCCGGATCCATGCTCATGATCCACGAGGCGTTCACCTACGCCGCCGGGAACTCGGCCGAACTGGCAAAGACCGCCGCAACGCTGGACGAGGTCTCCGCCAACCTGGCAGCGATCTACGCCCGGGCGGCGGGCGGCACAGCCGAGCAGTGGCGTGCGGCCATGAAGGAAGAGACCTGGTACACCGCCGATCAGGCCGTCGAGGCTGGCCTGACCGACCGTGTGGGCGACGGTCAGGCAGCGCTCCCCGTCGGCTTCGACGTGGCCGCGTTCGCTGACGTGCCAGGCCGGATTGCGGCGCAGTTGCGCACGCTGCCGCAGGCCTCCGTGCCGGCCGAGCGGACCCCGCAGACGGCCTCGGAGCCGGAAGCGCCGCGCCTGACGATCAGCGTCGAGGGCGCACTCGACGAGGCCCTCGTGGAGCGGCTGCGCGCCGCGGTCCGAGAGCCCGAGGCGGCGGCCGCGGAGCTCGCCCCGGCCGCCGGCGAAGGCAACGGCGATGCCCCGCCAGAACCCACCGCGCCCGACGGCGGCAACGCCGACGAGGGCGGCATCAGCAACCACGCCGAGGACTTCCCCGGCTGGCTCCACAACGACGCCCCGCCGCTCCCGGCGTGGCTCAACCACGCCGAGGAGGCGATGAAGTGACGATCACCATTCCGGACTCCCCGGCGGCGCTTGAGGAGACCCTCAACGACAGCGACAAGATGAAGGAGCTCTGGGCTTCGAAGGAGAAGCTCGGCGAGTTCATCGAGGGCTACGCCAACGCGGTCGACAAGGCCGACCGCGGTTCGATGAAGGCCGAGGCCCGCGAGCAGATGCAGCTCGTCCTCGCCGAGTACCTGAAGAACAACGGCTCCGACGCGAAGCCGCCCGTGGACATGGCGGGCAACCGTGCACACAACCTGCGCCCGGAGATCAAGGGCCTCTCGTCGGGCGCCCGCAAGAGCCTCTACAACCGGCGCGCGCCGGGTGCGGCCGCGGACGGCATCTTCGAGGACGCCTCCGAGTTCTTCCGCTCCACGTGGTACCGCGCGGACCGGCTCAAGGACTTCGGGCAGCTGCGTCCGAAGCTGGAGAAGCTCCTCGAAGTCCAGAACTCCTACGGCTCCGAAGCGCCGGCCGACGGCGGGTTCCTGATCCCGGAGGAGCTGCGGAGCGAGATCCTCCAGGTCGCCCTGGAGACCGCCGTCGTCCGCCCCCGCGCCACGGTCATCCCGATGTCGTCGCTGCGGGTCCCGATCCCGATGATCGACGACACCTCCCACACGTCCAGCATCCTCGGCGGCGTCGTCGGTTACTGGACCGAGGAGGCCGCGGGCCTCACGGAGTCGCAGGCGTCGTTCGGCCGCGTGGTCCTCGACGCGAAGAAGCTGACCGCGTACGCCGAGGTTCCCAACGAGCTCCTGATGGACGCCCCGGCGTTCGAGGGCTTCTTCTCCGGGACGTTCCCGAAGGCCATCTCGTGGTTCGAGGACGTGGCGTTCCTCACCGGCACCGGCACCGGCGAGCCGCTGGGCTACATCAACTCCCCTGTGTCCGTGCAGGTCGCCGCCGAGGCCAACCAGCCCGCTGGCACGATCGTCTGGGAGAACATCGTCAAGATGTACGCCCAGATGCTCCCCACCTCTCTGGGGCGCGCGGTGTGGATCGCCTCGATCGACACTTTCCCGCAGCTCGCCACGATGGCCCTGTCCGTGGGCACCGGCGGCGGCCCCGTGTGGATCGGCAACATGGGCGGCACCAACGGAGGCGCCGACGCCCCGCCCCTCACCATCCTCGGCCGGCCGGTGTACTTCACCGAGAAGGTCGGCCCGCTGGGCACGACCGGCGACATCAGCTTCGTGGACTTGTCGTACTACCTGATCGGTGACCGCATGGAAATGCAGTCGTCGAGCTCCGAGCACTACAAGTTCGCCAACGACAAGACCGCCTACAGGGTGATCGAGCGTGTCGACGGCAAGCCGTGGCTGCAGTCGCCGCTCACCCCGAAGAACGGCAGCAGCGCCAAGCTGTCGCCGGTCGTTCAGCTCGCTTCCCGCTGAGCCAGCGGCAGTGACGCCCCGCTAATCACCCCAGTCGAAGGAAGGCACAGCAATGGCAGGCATGTACGGCCTCGGACGCGTCATGAACGTGATCCCGATCGCCGCCGGAGCAGCATTCAAGTTCCGCGGCGCATCGGCGGTCACCTTCGTGTGCACCGGCAACGACACCTTCACCCTCACCGCCAGCGCAACGTTCGGCGGCTCCTACGCCACCCCCGGCAACATCATCACCCGCAAGCAGACGTGCACCGCGACCAACGGCACCGCCGCTTGGGCGGAGACCACGCAGAGCGCGTCCAACGCGGTTACCATCGCGTCCGGGACGGTCGTGTTCGGGGTCCTGACCTCGCAGATCGCTGACCCGCTCGCCTACCTGAAGGTCAGCGTGGGCGCGTCCGGCCTGGTCATGGCGATCCTCCACGACCTGACCGTGCAGCGGAAGCCCGCCAACCTCGAAATCCTGGGGGCGTGACGCTGTGACGACGCTCATCCAGAACAAGGACGTCCGCCTCATCGCGGCTGGGCTCGCTGTCAGCCGGGCGACGGCCACGCTGCCCGCCAGCGCGACCGGGAACATCTTCGTGGTCTCCGGCGGCCGCATCCTCGTGCGTGGCCTGATCGGTGAAGTGACGACGGCCGTGCAGAACCAGGCGTGCACGCTGGCCATCGGCACCGCGCCCACGGTCGGCACCGGGTCAACCAGCGCGCTCGGCACCGCGACGAGCATCATCGCCGCGCCGATCGGCACGCACGTGACGGCGAACCCCGGCGGTGCGGCCGTGGTGGACCTGTCCACGCAGGCAGGCGCCCTCATCAGCGTTGGGGCCCTGTTCGTGGTGCCGGTCGGCAACATCACGATCACGACGAGCGCGACGAACACCGGCTCCGTCAAGTGGGACCTGCTGTACGTCCCGCTCGACAACGGCGCCCAGGTCACGGCGGCCTGACGTGCTGGAGACCTGCCCGAAGTGCACCACCCGGTTCGCGGTGGGCCTGCTGCGCTGCCCCCAGTGCGGCGCCACCGCGCCAGCGTTCGCCGACCGCATGAAGGAGGACACCGACATGCCGCGCATCACGGTCGCGGGCGGCCCGTCGAACCCGGACGCGCAGCCCGGCGAGACCGGCTACATCGCACCCGAAGGGAGTGACGAGCCATCTCCTGGAACCAGCTCCTCGACATCCGACGACAAGCCCGAGCCGAATTCGAGCGAGACCCCAACGTCATCGGACCCCCAACCGCATGCCCCCGAGACGGAGAACCCCTCCAACCCGGACCCCCAAGCCAGCCCGGAACCTGGCACTGCCAGTTCGACGGATGGCAGTACCCCCGCGACTGGGTCCGGCCGGAGCCGCCGGCAGGGCTCTTCGACGGGATCGCGGAAGGGCCGGGCAGCTACGGAGGACTCCCCTAAGTAATAGGGGGCGGTCCCACCGGACGCCGGGGCGCAGGCCAGTGCAGGCCAGCCCCGGCGCCCGCAGATCCACAACCAGCTACACGCGACGGAGGGAGGTGATCGCATGCCCGTGACGACGCCCAGCTACTGCACCCGCGAGCAGGCCAAGCGCGCGCTGGACATCAAGGAGACGGCCCGCAGCGACTGGCAGATCGATCGGGCGATTCAGTCCGCGGCCCGGGACATCGATAGCCAGATGAACCGCGTGTTCTACCCCACCGACGCCACGAAACGCTTCGACTGGCCGAACTTCCAGTACGCCTACCCCTGGCGGCTGTGGCTGGACCAGTGGGAACTCGCCGCGATCCCGACCTCGGTCACGTCCGGAGGCGTGACGATCCCGCTGTCCGCGTGCAACTTCGAGCCGGTCAACTCCGGTCCGCCGTACACGTACATGGAGCTGCGCCGGGACCTGCCGTACTCGTTCGGTGTGGGATCGACGCCGCAACGGGACATCGCGATCACAGGCACCTGGGCAGGGTGTCCCTCGGACACCGACCCGGCCGGGCTGCTCGCCGCCGCGGTCTCCTCGACCACCGCAACCAGCGTCACCGTCTCCGACGGCAGCCTCGTCGGTGTCGGCGACCTCCTCATCGTCGACAGCGAGCGGATGCTCGTGTCCAACCGGGCCAGTTCGGACACCGGGCAGACCGTGCTGTCCGGACTCACCACCGCGTCCCCGTCCGACGTCGCGGGCACGATCGCCGACGGCACACAGGTGCACGTCAACGAGGTCATCCAGATCGACTCGGAGCGGATGCTCATCGTCGACGTCACCGGCAACATCGCCACGGTGAAGCGGGCGTGGGACGGCACCGTGCTGGCCGCGCACACCGTCGGCGCGCGCATCTACGCCTTCCGCGCACTGACCGTCGCACGCGGGCAGCTCGGCACCACCGCAGCAACTCACATCAACGCGTCCGCATGCAGCATCCACCGCGTCCCCGCCCTCATCAAGGACCTCGCGATCGCGGAGGCGGAGAACCGGATCTTGCAGGAGATCGCCGGGTACGCCCGGGCGGTGCGCACGGAGGCCAGCACGGGCAATACGAGAGCCCCGGCATCCGCCAGTGCGCTGAATGACCTGCGCGACCGCGCTTACACCGCCCACGGGCGCAAGAGCCGGAGCCGGGTGATCTGACATGGCCTCGTTCGGTATCAACCTGCGGTTGAAGGGCCCCGTCGTTGAGGGCCGCGGGCCGGCCATCGTGAAGGCGATGACGGAGATCGCGATCGAGGAGCTCGCCGACTACACGCGGTACGAGGTCCTCAGCCAGCTCGACTCTGTGCTCCAGCACCCGACGGGCTACTACGAGTCGCAGGTCGTCAAAGACCGCGTGGCACCCGACGTGTACTCCATCAACGACTCCGGCGTCATCTACGGCCCGTGGCTGGAAGGCATCGGCTCCCGCAACGCGCCCGTCACGAAGTTCGCGGGCTATCACACGTTCCGGATCGTCCGAAACCGCATGGCGAACAAGGCCCGCGTCATCACGGAGGCAGCCATCGCACGGCAGATGGGGGCGCTGGAATGAGTCTCGACCTGGCCACCATCATCAACGCCGTCGAAGGCCACGCGCTCGCGTCCGGCTATTTCGACACGGTGAATGGGCACGAGCCGCTGTCGCCGCCGACGTCTGGTGTGACGTGCGCGGTGTGGACCGAGGAGATCGGCCCGGCCCGCGGTGGCTCCGGCCTCGACTCGACGTCGGCGCGGCTGGCCCTGTTCGTGCGCCTCTACACGCCGATGGCGCAACTGCCGTCGGACGCGATCGACCCGAACATGGTGGCCGCCCTCGACGCGCTCATGGCCGCTTACTCCGGTGACTTCGAACTCGGCGGCCTGGTCCGCGAGGTCGACTTGCTCGGTGCGTTCGGCAATCCGCTGTCGGCGCGCGCCGGCTACCTGAAGACGTCCGGCACCGACTACCGGGTGATGACGATCACCCTCCCCCTCATCGTGAACGACCTTTGGGAGCAGGTGGCATAGGTGGCAAAGACCTCGGGCCTTGGGAACGCCCTGTACATCTCCGGAAACGACCTGTCGGGCGACATCACTGCCCTCGGCAACGTCGGGGGCGGCCCCGCCACCCTCGACGTGACGGGCATCAGCAAGAGCGCCCACGAGCGGCTCGGCGGCGTGCGGGACGGCCGCTTGGAGGCGACCAGCTGGTGGAACCCGGCCGGCTCGCACCCGGTGCTGTCGGCGCTGCCGACCACGGATGTCCACGAGATGTTCTGCTGCGGTACCGCGCTGGGCAGTCCGGCCGCGTGCATCGTCGCGAAGCAGGTCAACTACGACGGCACCAGGGCCAATGACGGGGCGTTCTCGTTCGCTGTGAGTTCGCAGGCCAACGCGTTCGGCCTGGAGTGGGGCTACCTCCTGACTGCGGGGCAGCGCGTTGACACCGTGGCCACGAACGGGACTGGGGTCGATTTCGGTCTGGGCAGCTTCCCGCTGTTCAACGGGCAGGCCTTGTTCGGGGCGCAGTGCTATCTGCAGGTGTTCGCGTTCACCGGCACCGATGTGACGATCAAGGTGCAGGATTCGGCGGACAACGCCACGTTCGCGGACGTCACCGGGATGACGTTCACCGCGGTCACCAGCGGGCCCGGCGTGCAGCGCATCGCGACCGCCCCCAACCAGACGGTGCGCCGCTACCTCCGCGCCGTGACCACCACCAGCGGCGGCTTCACCTCGGCAACGTTCGCCGTTGCCGTCGCCCGCAACGACGTGGCGGTGACCTTCTGATGCAGCTCGTGAACCGTATCGATCCGGCGATGCCGGTCGGCGCCTACCAGACGTACAGCATCACCGCTCCGCGTGATGTCACCGTCGTCGCGGCGTGCGAGCAGGTCGGCTGTGAGGCGTGGGCCCGTGGCTGGGACTCGGTCATCGACGAGTCCACCGACCTCGGCAAGACGCAGGCCGCGTACATCCGCGGCCAGTCCGGGCGCACCTTCCGTGAGATGAAGACCGAGGCCGGGCTGACCGTGTTCCGCTTCGAGGCCCACCAGCGGTGCTTCGCGGAGCATCGCACCCGCCCGGAGATCTATCTGGTCCGCGACGGCGACCACCGTGGGAATCCAACTGGTCGGCAGCGGCAGCACGCGCGCCCGGCGGACTGGGTGGAGGACTTCGGCGACCACCAGCAGCGCATCGCCGAACAGGCGGAGAGGGGCTGATCCGTGGACGACTGCCGTATCGAGATCGATGGCGAGGACTTCACCGCCGAGTGCGAAGAGATCACGTTCGCAACCAAGCGCCTGGTCTACGAGGAGGACAACGGCCGCAGCCGCATGGCCTTCCTTGGTCCCGCGGGTTTCCAGCTCACGCTGATCAACCCCACCGACAGGGCGCGTGCGCTCGTGGACGACGGAGCGGCAACTCGGAGCGTCCGGATCATCTGCTCCGGCAACTCGATCACGCACCCCACGCGCTTCCTCAAGGAATGGACCACCACGGACGGCACACGGAAGGTCTTCGGCGCCCTCGCCTGGGACAGCGACCGTGACGCCAAGTGGGTCAACGAACCGCAGCTCGCCGAGGCGTAGCTCCAATCAGAAGGGTGTAAATCATGGCAAAGCAGTCAGGATTGGGCTGGTCGACATGCTCCGTCGACGATGCGTCCGGTGTCGTCCGCACGATCATCAACGACGTCACGAACCTGCAGTTCGCAACCCCGCGCGGCGTGCAGGACATCACCGGCATCGACAAGAGCGCGTTCGAGCGGCTCCTGCTGCTCGCGGACTTCAGCATCACGCTCAACGTGGTGGCCAACTTCGCGGCGAACGCCTCCCACGACGTGTTCAAGACCGTCCCGTCCACATCGGTGGCACGGACCACGACGCTCACCGTGGCCGGGAAGACCCTCGCGAACGAAGTCTTGTTCACGGACTACCCGCTCCAGCGGTCCAACAGCGGTGAGCTCACGGCCGCAGTGCCCGGCGTCCTCGCCGATGGCACTGTCCCGGTCTGGAGCTAGCAGCCCCGGAACTCCACCAGCCCATTCACCACAGGAGGACTCCGTGGGCTACAAGCGCAACCCGAAGGTGTACCACCTCAAGTTCCAGGACGAATACGAGGGCCTCGAAGTGATGGTCCGTTCGCTTTCCATGGGGCAGCTCATCAAGGCCCGCAGCGGAAAGAGCGACGACGGGAAGGACGGCACCGAGGAACTCATTGAGCTGCTCGCCGAGCGGCTCGTCAGCTGGAACCTCGAAGACGAGGACGGCATGCCCGTGCCGCCCACGCTGGAGGCCATCAAGGGCGAGGACAACGACCTCGTCTTCGCCATCATCAACCACTGGACGGACGCGGTCAGCGGGGTGAAGGCCCCTTTGCCCGAGAGCTCGCCCTCTGGCGAGCCGTCCCCGGTGGAGTCGATTCCGATGGCGCCCCTGTCCGAGAGCCTCGCGAGCTGACCTACGCGAAATTCGTCCTCAAGCTTGCCGACCGCTGGCACAAATTGCCGTCGGAGATCGAGAACGAACCTGCTGAGACTTTCCGCCTGCTGGAGATCGAGCGATTGGGGGTGAACCCGGATGAACGTGGTGGAGATCCTGATCACGGCTAAGGACCTCACCGGCCCCGCCATGACGCAGGTCAACCGGAAGGTCGAAGCGGCTGGCGCGGGGATGAAGACGTTCCACAAGACGGCCCTCCTCGCTGGCGCCGGGCTCGCCGTCATCGGTGTCGAGTCAGTCCGGATGGCCTCCAAGTTCGACTCCAGCATGACGCTGCTGCACACGCAGGCTGGGGTCGCGCAGGACAAGATGGCCGGGCTGAAGAAGGGCGTACTGGATCTCGCAGGGAAGGTCGGCCAGGACCCCGACTCGCTCGCGGAGTCGCTGTTCCACGTCGAGTCGAACTTCGAGTCGATGGGCATCTCCTCGAAGAAGGCCTTGGACCTGGTCGGGACCGCCGCCAAGGGCGCCACCACCGGTCACGCCAAGTTGGTCGACGTCACGAACGCGCTCACCGCGGCCGTCGCCTCCGGGATCCCCGGAGTCCAGAACATGGACCAGGCGATGGGCGTCCTCAACGCCACTGTCGGCGTCGGCGACATGAAGATGCAGGATTTGGCCAACGCGTTCGGGTCCGGCATGGTCGCCACCGTCAAGGGCTTCGGCCTGTCCATCACCGACGTCGGCGCTGCTCTGGCTGTGTTCGGCGACAACAACATCCGCGGCGCCCTTGCGGGCAACCAGCTGCGCATGTCGGTGATGGCGCTGGCCAAGCCCGTTCAGGGCGGCTCCGAGGCCCTCAAGTCGATCGGCCTGCAGACAGACACGCTCGCCAAGGACATGCAGAAAGGCGGCCTGAAGCTCGCGCTGGAAGACCTCGTCCAGCACATGCACGCAGCAGGCATCTCGTCGAAACAGCAGGGCCAGATCATCACGGACGCGTTCGGCCGGAAGGCCGGCGCGGGCCTCAACATCCTCGTCGGGCAGATCGACCGGCTCGAAAGCAAGTATCCGGCGCTGGAGAAGGGCGCGAAGGGCTTCGGGCAGGCGTGGGCGGATACGCAGAAGACGTTCGCGTTCCAGACGAAGCGGCTGCAGACGTCCTTCGAAGCTTTGATGATCACCGTGGGTGAGAAGCTCATCCCGCCGCTGCAGGCCTTCGTCGGAATGCTGCTGGCGCACAAGACGGCCACGATCGGTGTGACTGCCGCCCTGGCCGGGCTGCTCGCGGCCACGGTCGCTGTGTCCGCCGCGATGAAGGTCGCCGCCGCAGCCCAGATGCTGTGGACGGCTGGGGGAAAGGCTGTCCTCGTACTTCAGGGCGTCTTCGAGGGTGTGGCGCTGAAGGCGATGTACATGCGGGAGGCGTTCATCGCGGCCGGCGGCGGCGTGGCCGGGCTCAAGATGGCGTTCGCGGAGCTGGGTGCGGTCGGCAAAGCTTCCGTGATCGTGGGCGGTCTCGCGCTGCTGGCCGTGGGCGTTGCGAAGCTGGCCGATATGGGCAAGTCGGCCCCGCCTGACATCGACAAGCTGAAGGTCTCCCTGGAGGGCCTGGCCTCGTCGGGGAAGTTCTCCGGAGAGCTGGGCAAAACGTTCGGTGACATGGACGGCCTGATCAACAAGGTTCACCAGCTCAACGCGGAGACCGCGAAGAGCAATAACACCGCGTTCGGGTTCCGCATCCCTGGCCTCGACGACCTCGCCGACAAGATCGCCAACACGATCAACAACGTCTCCAAGGGGAAGAACTCTCTCGACTCGCTGAAGGGCGACTTCAAGAGCCTCGACGAGTCCATGGCTGGTCTCGCCTCCGGCGGTCACGCTGCCGTCGCGGCGAAGGACTTCGACATGATGACGAAGGCGCTGCGGGGCGCTGGCGTGTCGACGAAGCAGATCAACAGCCTCTTCCCGAAGTACCGGGAGGCACTTGTCGGGTTGAAGGGCGAGCAGGAGGTCACCGCCCAGTCGATGGGGTTGTTCGGTGACGCGGCGGTATCTACGCAGGCGAAACTCGATGCGGAGGCGCAGGCCGCGGAGGGTCTGAGGCAGTCCATCGAGGCCCTGAATGCGGTGCACCGCGGGGCGTTCGACGCGGAGACGGCGTTCTATCAGGCCATGTCGGATGCGTCGAAAGCGGTCAAGGACAACGGGCACACCCTCAACCTCAATACCGACGCGGGACGTAAGAACCGTGACGTGCTGTCCCAGCTTGCGGCGAAGACAGAGGACCTCGTCGACAAGAAGTTGAAGGAAAAGGTCTCGTGGGACCAGGTCGACAAGACCTATGCGAAGGGCCGTAAGAGCCTCATCGATACGGCGATGGCGATGGGCGATACGAAGAAGCAGGCGCAGGCCCTCGCCGATACGCTTTTGAAGGCCCCGAACGCGAAGAAACTCCAGATCAGCGCGGACACGGCGGCCGCGAAGAAGGACGTCGAAGCGTTCAATTCTGCGGTGAAGAAGTCGCCGGGCTCGAAGTCGGTGACGTTGTCGACGCTGTCGGGTGCGGCTGAGAAGGTTTTGGAAGCGTTCGGCTACAAGGTCACCCACCTGAAGAACGGCAGCGTGAGGGTTACCGCGGCGACGGGCGGCGCGTTGAGCGGTATTCAGAACGTGTCGGGGGCGCTGAACGCGCTCAACGGGAAGACGGCCACCACCTACGTCATCACGAAGACGTCGACCTCCAACGCGGGGAACGTCTTCCACGAGGGCGGCAAGTACGCGCACGGCGGCCTGGTGCGCCGCTACGCCGACGGCGGGTCGATCGAGGGCGGCTCCGGAACGCAGGACGATGTGCCGCTGCTCGCGATGGGCGGGGAGTTCATCGTCAACAAGCGGCAGACGCAGAAGTACCGCTCGATGCTGGAGGCGATCAACGAGGACCGGGTGCCGCACTTCGCGAAGGGCGGTATCACCGCGGCGGAGAAGACCGCCCGCGCGGGGCTGTCCGGGCAGTTCGGGATCTCCTACTTCGGCCGGATGGCCGGATACTCGACCACACCGTTCGAGCGGTCCCTCGGGAGCCCTGCCGATCTGGGCAGTCTGACGCAGGCGCTGAACGAGGCCGCAGGGCAGATCCGGGCGGCGTTCCATGGCCGCACCGAGGCGCGCTTGGAGAAGGAGCTCGACTCGGTCGGCAAGTCGTTGATCCGGTACGACAAGCAGCTGTACAGCGTGACCCGCAGCCTCGACAGCGCGAAGACGAAACTCGACGGGCTGAGGAACTCGGCGTCCCAGCTGTCGGACAGCGTCAAGAGCAACGTGCTGTCGTCGTCGAGCATCACCCAGGGCGTCTCTGCCGGGAGCACGGTCACCGTGGCTTCCCTCATGGGCGGGCTCACTCAGTCTCGGGACAAGGCCAGTGCGTTCGCCGACGCGCTGAAGGGGTTGAAGGGCAAGGGCCTGTCGAAGGACCTGCTCCAGCAGATCGCCGAAGCCGGGGTCAACGGCGGCGGGCTGGAGACCGCGGGCGCCCTGCTGGGGGCGTCGGGGTCGGAGATCTCCTCAATCAACAGCCTTCAGGGGCAGATTGCGAAGGCCGCGTCCTCGGCTGGCTCGACCACGGCGTCCGCGGTGTACGGGGCGGCGATCAAGGCGCAGGAGAAGCTCGTCACGTCGCTGACCCGGCAGCAGGACAAGCTCGAAAAGGCCATGTCGAATCTCGCGAAGGTCATGGAGAGGGCCCTCTCACGTGCGGTCAAGGGGAAGTCGTCGGGCGGGATCGTCGGCGCGGCTGCGTCGGGCGGGGTGCGGGGCGGCCTGACGTGGGTCGGCGAGTACGAGCCGGAGCTGCTGGAGCTTCCGGTCGGCAGCCGGGTGCATTCCGGTCCGGACTCGCGTCGCATGGCCGGCGGAGGCGGAGGCGGCCCGGCGCACGCGGTGCTGGAGATCCGTTCGGGCGGCTCTGAGACCGACGAGTTCATTCTGCAGCTCATTCGCCGCGCTGTTCGCGTGCGCGGCGGCAACGTCCAACTCGTCCTGGCAGGGCGACCCGTATGAGGGAGTGATCAGCATCCACCGGTACAGAGTGTTCAACGGGCCGATGGCCACAACGGCAGCCCAGCAGAAAGTCACGACCGGCACGGCGATCAAGACGATGCTGCAGATCGCGACCCCGAGCACCCGGCAACTCCAGCTCATCTCGTGGGGCTTCACCCTCGACGGGGTACCCGGATCAGCTGGCCAGGTCGAACTGATCCAGACCGACGTCGCTGCGACCGTCACCGCGCACGTCGCGTCCGGGGTGCAGTCGCTCGATCCGAACGCGCCCCCATCGCTGATGACCTTGTCGACGACCGGGACCGGGTACACCGCGTCGGTCGAAGGCACCACCGCGGCGAGCCGCACGTTCGACGTCAACCTCGTCCCGCCCACGGCTGGGGCCACGGACCTCAACTACGTCTACCAGTGGATGCCCGACGAGCGGCCCGTCGTCGCCGTCTCCAAGTTCCTGCGAGTGCGGTGCACGTTCGGCGCGGCGGTCAACCTTTCCTGCTGGGTCTGCTTCGACGAGTAGGGACCCGATCTGATGCGAGGGAGTGTTGCAGCCCAGGCCATGGCCAGGCAGCGCCGCATGGGCGGCATGCCGGGCCCGCTTGGCGCGTCCGGGGAGGCCGGCAACGGGCAGCCGGCGCAGGTGGAGTTGCTCGTCAACGGGACGTGGGTGGACATCACCTCGTACGTCATGGTCCGCGACGAGCAAGGGCAGATCACCCTCACCAAGGGCATCCGCGACGAGGGCAACCAGACCGAACAGGCGAGCGGAACGCTGACGCTGAAGAACCCGGACGGCCGCTTCACCCCGCGGAATCCCATGGGCGCCTGGTACCAGCAGATCGGACGCAACCAGCCGATCCGGGTGAGCGTGCCGGACGGGATGGGCGGCAAGTCCTACCGCGTGTGGGGTGAGATTCCGCGGTGGCCTGCGTCGTGGGACCCGACGGGTACGGACGTGTGGACCGAAGCCAGCGTGAACGGACTCCTCCAGCGCCTGTCGCAGGGCCCGGCGCCGGAACGGTCGGTGATCTACAACGCGGTCACGGACCCGATCGGCCCGCAGGTCGTGGCGTACTGGCCGTGCGAGGACCCGTCGGATTCGACGACGATCCGGTCTGCGCTCGTCAGTGGCTCCCCGATGACGATTTCCGGAACCCCAACCCTCGCCTCGTACAGCGGGTTCGGCGCATCGGATCCGCTGCCCGACCTCACCTCCAGCTACCTGTCCGGCGGAGTCGTGGCCTACGACGAGCCCACCGCAACGCAAGTCAGATTCCTGTGCTTCATCCCCGCGATCGGCCTGTCGGACGGCAAAGTCATCTGCGCGATCGACCAGGTCGACTACTCCGCAGGCTCGGCGCAGTTCTGGGAGCTGTACTACTCCGCGACGTCCACCAGCCTCACGCTGCGCATGTGCGCGGCCGACGGCAGCTTCCTCGGCATCGAGCTGCCACACACGCTCGATGTCCGCGGCCGGCAGATGTACGTGTCGGTGGAGATGCAGGAGTCCGGGACGGCGATCACCCGCGCGGTGCGGATCACGGACATCAACAGCGGGCTCACCTACTCCGTCAACGACACCGCGAACGTCACCCAGCTCTCGCGGGTCACGCGGGTCCAGTTCGGCCCGGCGTCGCGCAGCGCGGTCGGCCCGAACGGCACCCAGTACCTGCCCGGAGTCGCCATCGGGCACGTGACCGTAGAGAACACGATCACCGCTGTGGGTGCACTCGGGGTACGCCTCAACCCGGTCGGCGAGGCAGCCGGGCGCCGCATCCAGCGCTTGTGCGGCGAGGAGGGCATCCCGTTCGACTGGGTGGGCGACCTCGACGACACCGTCGACATGGGCGCGCAGGGCAAGCAGAACCCGCTGTCGCTGATGCAGGAGGCCGTCCTCGCCGACGACGGGCTGCTGTACGAGAACCTGGCGGCGCTCGGCCTCGGCTACCGGACCCGGGCCAGCCTGTACAACCAGGACCCGGCCCTGGTGCTCAACTACAGCGGGTTCAACTTGTCTCAGGTCCCCACCCCGGTGGAGGACGACCGGTACCTCGCCAACCGGGTCACCGTCAGCGTGGGCGGCGTGACCGCGACCTACGAGGAGACGGCCGGACCTTTGTCGACGGCGCCCCCGCCGGCCGGTGTGGGCGTGTACGGGCCGAACGCAAGCTCACCGCTCGCCCTGAACTTGGCATCCTCGAACACGCCGACGCTGCTGGACCAGGCCGCATGGCGGGTACACCTCGGCACCGTGGACGAGGCCCGCTACCCGCAGATCAGCGTGAACTTGGCTCACGCGTCGATCACTCCGGAGATGCGGCGGGCGATCCTCGGGCTGCGGTTGGGCGACCGGGTGCAGGTCATCAACCCCCCGTCGTGGCTGGGTGGCGACACGATCGACCAACTCGTCCTGGGAGTCTCCGAGAGCATCACCCACTTCGAGCACCGGCTGACGTTCACCTGCGCTCCCGCGAGCCCATACAACTCGATCGGCTACCTCGACACGACGACGGCCCGGATCGACACGGACGGCAGCCAGCTCGCCGCCGACCTCACTTCGACTACGACCAGCGTCACCGTGGCCACTACCTCGGGCCCCAGCTGGGTCCGGTCCGGGCAGCTCAACACCAACCGTGGTTTCGAGACCGACCTCGCCAACTGGTCCGGGTCCGGGGCCACGATCGCCCGCGTGGCCACGCCCGGCACGCCTCCGTTCGGCGGCTCGTGGTCGATGCAGATCACCCCGGACGGCGTCTCGCAGTTCCCGAACGCGGGCTCCGAGCAGATCGCAGTGACGGTCGGCGTGCAGTACGTGCTGTCCGGGTGGCTGCTGTGCGCGGTGAGCCGAAACGTCGACCTGAACATCAACTGGTTCGACGCCTCGCACGCGTACCTGTCGACCACGGCCAACGACCAGCAGGTCACCGCAGGCGTGTGGACGTTCTTCCAGCAGACGGTGACGCCTCCCGTGGGCGCCGTCTATGCGAACCTCTCGCCGACCGTGCCGAGTTTCCCGCCGTCCTCGAATGTGCTCTACGCCGACGAGATCGTTTTCCGTCTCGCTAGCGACACCAGCGGCGATGACTTCCCCTTCGACATCCGTGTGGGCGGCGAGGTGATGCGCGCGGGCACGGTCACCCCGGCGATTCTCGACACGTTCACCCGCACCCAGGCGAACACCTGGGGATCCGCGGACACCGGACAGGCGTGGACCACCTCGGGTGGTGCGGCGTCCGACTACTACACCCAGGGCGCCGAGGCCGTGCATTCCGTGGGCGCCATCAACTCGAACCGTCACACCGTAATCCCGTCGCCGTCGGCGGACGTCGATCTGCAGATGGATGTGGCGACGAACGCTCTTGCCACAGGCGGCCCGCAATACACGCACCTCATGGCGCGCTACACCGATGTTGGCAACAACTACAACGCGCGCATTGCTTTCAACCCCGATCAGACGCTCACGCTGGTGCTGGAGAAACGCGTCGGCGGCACTCAAACCGACCTTGCGACTGTGCCCATTCCGGGAACCCACGCCGCATTTGCCTTTTTCAGCCTTCGGTTCCAGGTGCAAGGGTCGACGCTTCGGGCCAAGGCGTGGCCGCGCGGAGGGGCCGAACCGCCCTGGCAGGCGACGGCCACCGACTCTTCGCTGACGGCCGCCGGATCGGTTGGCGTCCGTTCCATCCTCGACGGCGCCAACACGAACACTCTGCCTGTGCTTTTCTCGCACGCCATTTTTCAACTGCTGAACCCGCAGAATTTCACGGTGATCCGCTCCGTGAACGGCGTTGTAAAGGCCCATTCTGCTGGCGAGGACGTCCGTCTCGCCTACCCGACGATCCTCGCCCAGTAAGGAGCCATCGTGCCCGAGGCCTATCCCACACCCCTCGCAGGGCAGAGGCTCACCGCGGCTCTGCTGCGGTCGATGCAGCCCCTGGACCTGCGGAAAACCTCGGACACCCCCCGCCCGGCAACCACGACCACAACGGTGGACCCCCATCTGCAATTCACTGCGGAGGCCAACGCGGTCTACACGTGGAACGGGTGGATCCGATACGACGGGCCCACCGCCGGAGACCTCATTGTTGCGTTCGTTGCCCCGACCGGGGCCTTTGGCTCGTGGGGCGGTCACGGTGTCGGTTCGACGATCATTGGTGCGACGTCCACGCCGACGTTGGAGATCGATACGTCACGCGCCAACGGCTACATGCTCCGCGTCGAATCCAACGACGTGACCCAGCTCAGGACGTACGGCTGTCTCGGCGTCGGCAATGGGATGTCGCTCCTCCTCAGTGGCACTCTCCGGGTTGGGTCGACTGCCGGGACGTGGGGGTTGTCGTGGGCTCAGTCCGTTTCGAATGCGGCCGCGACGACGCTTTTCACGGATTCCTACATTTCGGTGCAACGCATCGCCTAAAGGAGAGTTGGAACTATGCCCACTTATGTGGTCACCGGGAAGAACACGAGCGGCGAGCAGGTGGTGTCGGTGAATATTTCCGGGATTAACCAGGAGCCGACCATCGTTCCGGAGATCGACGTGGTGAACGCGGTGAGGGCGTTCCTGGCTGGCACTGCTGGGGTGAATTCTGTGGTGGCGCAGCGGTACGAGCAGGTCATCACCGTCATCTGACGTTTTCTCAGGAGATCCACACCGAGACCACTCGGCCAAGTAGGCGAGACGAACCGTATCGTCTCCTGTAGCGAGCAGGAACCCGCCGTCCGAGGAGCCACATGACCATCCGCCACATCACCGAGCAGCACGGCCCGTTCCGCCTCGGCCGTCACGTCGAGCACGATCCCCGCTCCCTCGACTACGCCCACGGGGTCCTCCCACAGTCCGCCATCACCACAGTGGAGTGGACCCGCCGCACCCCGATCCTCGACCAGGGCCAGTTGGGCTCGTGCACGGGCAACGCGGGCACGGGCCTGCTGGGCACGGACTCTGCCGGCCGGACCGGGTGGACCTCGGTCACCATCACCCCGGCCGCGGCCGCCGCGTCGCATGGCGCGTTCACGGCGGGAGTTCACCCGCTGGACGAGGCGTTCGCGATCTCGCTGTACGCGCTGGCGACCGTCCTCGACGGTGTGTCCGGCACGTATCCGCCGGACGACACGGGTTCCTCGGGGATCGGTGTGGCGAAGGCGCTGAAGGCGTTGGGGCTGGCCTCCTCGTACACGCACGCGTTCTCGATAGCCGCGCTCAACTCGGCGCTCCAGGCGGGGCCCGTGATGATCGGGATCGAGTGGCTGAACAGCATGTTCGACACGGCCACCGACGGCCGGATCCTCGTCGACCGGACGTCGGGTGTCGCGGGCGGCCACGAGATCGAACTCAACAGGTACGACGCGGCGTCGGGCGAGTACTGGATCACGAACTCGTGGGGGACGTCGTGGGGGGCGAAGGGCTGCGGCTACTTCACCGCGGCTGACCTCGGATGGCTGTTGTCGCAGCAGGGCGACGTCACTGTCCCCGCATGGGCCACGGTGCCCACCCCTCCTCCCGCGCCCACTCCTGCTCCGGGTCCTATACCGGATTCTCGCCTGGTTCAGGCGTATGACCTGATGCAGGCGTGGGCGAGCGACAACCACGTGAACGGAGCCTGACCATGCCTCAACTCTGGATGCCCGGGGCGATAAACGCCGACGTCGGGGATCACGCCCCGTGCGACACGCAGTACCCGGCCAAGGCCATCGCCCACATCACCTGGGACAAGAACGCGACCGCGGCCAAGCCCGTCGACCTCGTCCCGTTCGCCAACCTGAAGGCGTACTTCACCGGCGGCGGGGTCGGCATGGCCCCGCACATCCTGTGGGACCCCTTCCACGGAACGTTCGCGCAGTTCTACCCGGCCGACTCCCGCTCCAAGAGCGTGGTCGACCTGACGGGCGGGACGAGAACGAACCGCGCGGGGAAGGTCGTCATCCAGATCGAGGCCTTGTTCTTCCCGTACTGCCGCGTCGACGGCAAGGTCTACGCCGAGTTGGACCAGACCCCGTGCAAGGGCTGGCAGCAGTTGCAGGACTGGGTGACCTCGTGGGGCGTCCCGCAAGCGTGGCCCATGGGCAAGCCGACCGACTTCTCCCCGCACCGCAACGAGCACGTGTGGGAGACCGAAGGCGGCTGGTACGCCCACGCCGAGGTCCCGGAGAACACGCACGTGGACCCGGGTTCTTGGCCCGCGTTCATCGCCCCGGCGAAGCCCCCGCAGAAGCCGGTCGACGAGCCGTTCCCCGGGAGCGCGTTCTTCACGACCGGCCGCAAGTCGCCGATCATCGCGGCCATGCACGCGCGGCTCGTGGCCGTCGGCTGCAACCACTACGCATCTCCCGCGAACGCCAACGTGTGGGGCTCCGGCGACGAGCGGAGCTACGCGGCTTGGCAGCGGAAGCTCGGCTACACCGGCGCGGGCGCGGACGGTGTCCCGGGCCCGGCGAGCTGGTCCAAGCTCCACGTCCCCAACGTCTGACCCCCCCTTCACCGAACTGGAGTCCCCATGAACATCAACCTGCCCACCGCGTACTGGCTCGGGCTGCTCACCAGCGTTGTCCTGCCCGTCCTCGTTGGTCTCGTCACGACCAGAGTCACCAGCGCCGGACTGAAGGCGGTGCTCCTGCTCGCGCTGTCCACGGCGAGCGGTTTCGTCGTCGAGTACGCGGGCCCGCACGATGCCGGGTACAGCGTGGGCACGGCCGCGGTCCTCGCCCTCGTGTCGTTCGCCACCGGAGTGCTCAGCCACTTCGGGTTCTGGAAGCCCGTCGGTGTCGCTGGCCGGGCGCAGGACTCGTTCGTCAAGGCCGCCTGACCGCGTCCATATAGGAGGCCCTGTTGGACGCCACCACCCTCGGCGCGGTCCTCGCCTGCGTGGGCGTGCTGTCCGGCTCGGTGGTGGCGTACATCGGGAAGCGCGGGGAGAACGGTCTCTCCCGCTTCAATGCGGTGACCGATCAGGTCCAAGAGGAACTGATCCGGAAGACGACCGAGCTGGCGGCCGCACAGACCGAGATCTCCCGGCTGAACCAGCAACGGCATGACGACCTCATCAGGATCACTCAGCTAGAGATAGAGAACATTCGACTCGGAGGAAACCCCATCCCATGACCCGGACTCAGCGCACGATCGTCCTGCACTGGCGCGGCCTCGCCACAGCTTGCGCGATCCTCGCCCTGTTCGGCCTGTCGTGGGCGTTGTGGCACCGCATCGACACCTCGGACCGCAACTATGCGGCGGCCGCGGCTGAGGCGAACCGGCGTGGTGATGCGGTGTCCACGCTGGCGGGGGATGTCCGGGCGTTGCGGGCGCAGGTGCAGGCGCGGGGTGGGACTCCGGTGGCTCCGGATCCGTCGAAGGCGGTGCCGTCGTTGTCGGCGCGGGCGGAGGTTCCGGTGCCGATCCCGGGTCCGCCCGGACCTTCGGGTTCTCCGGGCCCGTCTGGGTCTCCTGGGAAGGCGGGCGCGACGGGCAGTTCGGGTGCGAGCGGCGCGCCCGGGGTGGCCGGTCCGACGGGGCCCGCTGGCGCGCAGGGTGTTCAGGGACCTGCGGGTCCCGCGGGCCCGGCTGGTCCTGCGGGGAAGGACGGTGCGGACGGGCAGGACGGGCGGGACGGTCAGACATGCCCGGACGGGTACAGCTTGCAGGCCCCGTCGTATGACCCGGACGCGCTGGTGTGCCGCCGGGATGGGGCGCCGGATCCGAGCGAGTCGCCGTCGCCTTCTCCGTCGCCGCAGGCTGCGGGGTTGGACCCGCACCGGCGGATCTACATCTGAAAGCGCCCCCGGGCACCACCCCGGGGGCATCGCTGGCTGGACCCGCCAAGGCACAACCTCAGCACGTTCACCGTAGCGGCAGGTCCGCCGGATCTCTCCCCAGGGCTGGGGAGTTCGACGAGATGCCTACGCGGCCTCGACGACCTCGGCCCGCACGGCGGCCGCCCACTCCGTGACGAGGACCTCGTACTCCCGCCGCTGCTCCGCATTCAGCGTCCCCCCAGCCCGCTGCCACAGGGCCCGTATCAGCTCGTTCAGCTCGGCAGCAGACCGCGCAGAACCAGGGCTGTGGGGGGTGGGGGACATACCCCAAGACTACGGGCCCTCAAGCATCCAGGTCGATGGCGAAATCGACCACCGTCGTATCCCCGCGACGCACGATCGGATGCGCCACCTCCACGACCCGCCCCGTATCCGCGATGTGCCGGCGCGTGTACCGCAGCACGGGAACTCCCGCCCCGATGCGAAGCGTTACCGCCTCCCGCTCGGTCGGCATGGCTGCGGTGAACGATTCGGTGACCCGGGTGACGTTGATACCCACGGTGGCGAGCTGCGCGCGCGTACCGCCCGGCCACGGCTCGTTGATCGGGTCGGCAATCGGGGTGCCCGCGACGTCTGACCAGCGGACGTAACTGGTGGACATCTGGGTGGGCTGCTCGTTGTCGTAGAACACGAAATGCCGGGCTAGCAGTCGCTCGCCGACTTCGCACTCAAACAGCGCGGCGAGTTCCGAGTCTGCTGGTACCCGCTCGAACCGCTTGTCGAGCCTGTACTCGGACCAGCCGATGCCCTGATCGCGGGTGTACGGAGTGGAGCGGGCTCCGGGGGTGGACCGGTAGCGGTCAGCGGGCATGCGGTGAACCGGAGGACGCGGCTGTACGCGGGTGCCTCGCGGGCCGCGGCCGCCGATGAGGCCTTCGTTGGCGAGCAGCCGCAGGGCGTTGCGGATCGTCGTCTCGGATACGCCGCCGTACTCCTGGCCCAGTGCGGGGATCGGCGGGATCTGGTCGCCGGGCCCGTACTCGCCGGAGGAGATGCGTTGCCGCAGGTCGGCGGCGATCCGCAGGTACTCAGGCTGTGCCACCGAGACACCTCCGCTTCGGATGATCGAGTCAATCTGAGTACACATACTGTCTCGTCCCACTTGACCTGCGCCAATCCCAGGGACAATCTGAGTACAGATGCGAAGTATCCGTACTCAGATAGCTACCGGTCGCAGGGGATAGACATGTCCGAAACGGGCCAGACCTGGCGGAGAGCATTCAAGGGCTTGCCCATCGAGGCCTCCCAAGTCCGGGAATGGGCCGGGCGCCGCGCCGCCCACCCCGACGCGTCTCAGGTAGCGAACGAGCTGTTCGTCGCCGTCCTCAACTCCGGCGCCGACATGATCGAAGTCACCATCTCCACTGCAGGTGACCGCACCCGGATCACCGCCATCGGGCCAGCGCTCTTACCACTGGCGCACAGCCACGGCCCCGGCTGGCGTCTCGTCGCAGGCCTCGCACGCACCACCGGGCTCACTACCGAGGGGTGCGGCCTGTGGGCGCAACTTCAGGAGGCAGCCCGGTGACCGGGTGGGAGATCCCTTCGGCGCTGGACCTCACCCGAGCTCAGTTCGACGGCCGCGCATGCGTCTGGTGCGGCATGCCGCTGTGGAAGAACGCGACGAGCGTAGGTACTGCTTGCGGCAGTCTCGGCGTGCACAGTCTCGACGTCGAGGTGTTCGCGTGTCCGCTCTGCGTCTTTCAAGCCCCCGCTGCTGGCACTCCGCCTTTCCGGCAGCGGGATGATGACGGCCCCGGTGAGGGGTGGCCGTCATGACCCGCCGCATACCGTGAGCCGCCACTGACGAGCTCCGCCCACCGGCCCGTGGAAAGACCTCCACAGGCAGCCCTCCAGACCCCCGCCCCGGCTCCCCAACCCTGGACAGGTCGAGCAGCCGGGGCGGGCCGCAAGTGCACATCAGCCGATAGGAGAGGACCCCCGAATGACTGTTGCACCCGAGAGGCCGGCCACCGCCACCCGGCGCGGGCGGGACCTGGCCAGCGAGCAGGACTTCAGGATGCTCGCCGACTTCTGCGCGGACGAGTACGGCCTGGAGCAGGGCGTGGCCGACCAGATCGTGGACCAGGCGCTCGCCTTGGCCTACGTGATGGGCACGACCCGCGCGGGCGACGTGATGGCGCCGTCCGAGACGGTCGACCCGGGATGGCACACGCTCATCCTGCACACCCAGTGGTACGAGAAGTGGTGCACCGAGCAGTTCGGTTACTTCCTGCACCACGCCCCGAAGTCGAAGATGCGCACCAACGGGCTCATGCAGGATGTGAAAGCCCGCATCGCGACGGAGGGCTTCGAGGTCGACGAGCGTCTGTGGCCCAAGGCGGCGGAGTGCAACGCGCCGACGTGTTGCGGCGACGGCCCCTGCTGCTGATACCGGCCGCTGTCAGTACCAGCCGCTAGAGTCCGGCTCTCCCGGACTCACCACCGCACGGGGAGATTCATGAAGACGACCACCGCATCAACCGCAGGCCAGGGCCGGATCACGATCTTCAGCATGTTCGGCCCGGTCTTCGGCTACGCCAGTCGGCTGGAAGACGGCAAACAGGTCGCGTACATCGGCCCGGTGACGCCAGGCGTGGACTGGCGGAAGCTGTGGCAGATTGCGGAACGCTGCAACCGGGCGACGGCCGCGGAGCCGGAAAGGGCCGCGTGGATCATCTCGCAGGCCAACCGGTCACTCATCAGCGGCAGTGACGTCGTCGTCAAGCTCCCCGACGACAAGTGGGAGATGGACACCGGTGGGTGGCGGGTGCCGATCGACACCTGGTGCTGGCAGGACGCGCTGGTGACCGGCAGCTTCAGTGTCCCGGCGCTTACTGCGGAGCAGATTGCCGTGAAGCCGACGCTCTATCCCCACTACGCAAGTTGACGCCCCGACCACTCTCACTCTCGCAAAGGTCAAGTGGTCGAGACGTCTCGGTTCCAACCCCTGGGAGAGGAGGGAACGCTATGACGAGGGTAATTGAAAGCACGCCGTCCGAGCCGGGGCCGACGCCGCCAGTTGCGCCGGCACGTAACCGGCGCCCGCGCGAGGCCAGCTGAGCCTCCCTGACTGGGCCCGTCCGTCTGCTGCCCCCGTGGCGGATGGGCGGGCCCTCTGCTTCGCTGAGGGCGGCGGGTCACCTCACGAGGTCGGAGAGCGGGCAGCCGATGGCGCGGGCGATGAGGATCAGCGTGACCAGTGTGGGGTTGCCCTGGCCGGACTCGATCTCCTGGTAGTAGCTCCGGCTGATGGGGACTGCTAGGAACACGGCCTCTTGGGTGAGGTTGTGGTCTATGCGTGCGTCGCGGATGCGTCTGCCGATGCGTTGGCGTTCTTGCAGGAGCCATTGGGTTTCGTCGGGCAGGTCGCGGGGCAT